TGCAACAGACACCGATGGTGATCACACAGGCACAGTATCGGGCATGGAGTCCTATACACCTGACCCTAGCGATAGCGGTTATGTGGCTTGGGATTCGTTGGATGAGGCTACAGTTTTATCTTGGGTACAAGCTACTCTAGGTTCTGATGGAGTATCAGAAGTTGAAACAAAAGCAACCGCCAAGTTGACGGAGGCGAAAACGCCATCCACTGCTTGGGGAGTGGCTTGGTAATAAGTTATTAATTTTTAACTAAAGGAGCAATAAAATGGGTAAAAAAGAAAAAACCCCAATTGTAATAAATGAAGTTGAGTATATGTTAGAAGATATGGCCCCAGAAGATAAAGTAATGGTAAATCATTGTGCTGATATTGAAAATAAAATGCAAAGGATGCAATTTAATATGGAACAATTAGCGGGCGGTAAAGAGTATTGGATTGCAAAATTAACGCAATCGTTAAGTGCAAAGTCTGAAAAAGAGGTTGAGGCAAGTTAAATGGCTACAGTCAAAGAGGCGTTAATTCGTATAGAAGCGCATGAAAAAGAATGTTCAGTGCGTTACACCAATATTGAAAAACGCCTTGATGACGGTAAGGCTAAAATGGACAGGCTTGAGCTTATGTTATGGGGTATATATCCTTTTATTTTAGGTGCTATTTTTATATCAAAAATGTTTTAGGAGACAATTATGTCAGAAAATACAATTAAAGTTCCTTCGTGGGCAGTACCCGTGGTAGCAGCAATTATACCTGCGGCTATTGCTTGGGGAAGCATGCAAGCTCAAGCTCAAGCAACAGATGAAGAAGTTGCAAAGGTGTCAAAAGTAGTAGAAAAATTAGAAATTACTACTACAGATACTACAGTTCGTAGCAAATTAAACGAGCAAGCTATACAAACTATCGCCGATGGACTTGCTGCTCAAACTGAAATTAGTAAAGCAACAGACCAAAAACTTGGAACGCTTATTGAGCTTATGCTTAAAGAAAGGCGATGAATTTAAAACTAGTTATAGCATTAATCATTGTCATGGACGGGGCAGAGGTTAATGATGAAAGAAAAACTTTTTTTAAAAATCCACAACATTGCGAGTGGGTGGCTCAAGAATTAAGTAAAGACAGAAAACATTTTCAAGGGTTTGATCATGCTTTTTGCCGCCCAGAGTGGGTTGCAGCAGACACACCTATAACTAGTGTTAACGTCATACCTTTACCTGTACCTGAAGAAGGTGAGGTTCCATAATGGGATGGTTGCAAGATTATAATGGCGCAGAGACAAGCTGGTTGCATGTGGTTTTGTTGTTTTCAATTTTAGGGGGGTTATTTTTTTTAAGTTGGTTTTTTGGAGTAGATTCAACCCCCACCGTGGAGGTGCCTGATGAAGATTAGAGATACAATAATTTTTATGATAACAGCCGGTGTCCTAGCGTTATTGTTAGTCGTAATCATTGGGGATTATATTGTTGCTATGGAAGAAAACAGGCCACCACATGAATCAGTAATCACCCTGATGAAAATGTCGATAACGGGGCTAATAGGCGTTATAGGCGGATATGTAGGCGCATCAAAATGACCCCAAAAAAATTAGAACCTAAATCTAAATATGCAGAGTATGATTTTGATGGAGATGGTACAGTTTCTGACGAGGAGATTGCAAGACATAATGAAATACTCAAACAAGAGTTAGCGGAAGAAAAAGCAGATACACAAAGAAGAATGGCGTGGGTTGCAATGGTCTCAATGATCTTATATCCGCTTGCATCATTAGTAATTGCTGAAGATAGACTAGATACATGGAGTGCAATGAGTGATATGATATTTTTGAGTCAAGCATCCGTGATTGGTTTATACTTTGGTGCTACGGCATATATGGCTAAGAAATAGGAGGCAATATGTTACAAAATTTAATTGGTCCGGCTACACAGTTATTAGATAAGTTTATTGAAGACAAAGATCAGAAGATGGCCTTGGCGCATGAGATAAGCACAATGGCTGAACGCCACGCTCAAGAGCTTGCAAAAGGTCAGATTGAAGTAAATAAAATGGAAGCTGCAAGCAGTAATATGTTTGTCGCGGGTTGGAGGCCGGCAGTCGGTTGGATTTGTGCGCTTGGATTTTTATCAAACTTCATATTAATACCAATGGCAAACTTTGGTTTAGCTCTAGGGTCAGTAGACATACAGGTTCCAATGATCGACACCACCCAAATGATGCCCGTTTTGATGGGCATGCTTGGATTAGGAACTTTGAGAACCGTCGAAAAGGTTAGGAAAGTTAGTAGAGAAAAGTAAGATGAGTCAATTTATATATTTTAAAATAGAAGATTTTAATTGCCAAGAGACTGGCGAAAACTCTATGGATAAAGATTTTATTCACGCTTTAGACCGATTAAGGGCGGCATGTGGGTTTCCTTTTATTATAACAAGTGGCTTTAGATCTGAAGATCATAGTATAGAAAAAAAGAAAACAAAAGGAGGCACTCATACTAAAGGTATTGCTAGTGATATAAAAGTGTCTGGTGGTTCTCAACGTGCAAAGATTGTAAAACATGCGTTAGCTATGGGCATGTCTGTTGGAGTCGCAAAAACATTCGTGCATGTAGATGTGCGTAAAACAGAACAAATGTGTTGGTGCTACTAACTACAGGCTACCCAAGTAATGGCACTTAAAAAATTAACATTAAAAGCAGGTATTAACCGAGAGAACACTAGATATACTAGTGAAGGTGGTTGGTATGACTGTGACAAAATACGGTTTCGCCAAGGTACGCCGGAAAAGATTGGTGGGTGGAGGCGTATATCTACAAACACGTTTCAAGGTGTGTGTCGTTCTATATGGAATTGGGTAACTCTTGGTAGTCAAAATTTAGTTGGCGTAGGTACTAATTTAAAGTTTTATATAGAAAATGGAGGAGTTTATTACGACATAACTCCTTTACGTAAACCAGCTAGTAATTTAACTAACCCTTTTGCAGTAACACAAGGTTCTACTACTGTGGTTGTTACTGATGCCAGTGGCGGATATCTTGCAGAAGATTTTGTTACTTTTAGTAACGCTTCTGCTGTAGGAGGGTTGACATTAGATGGCGAGTTTCAAATTGTAGAAATTCTTACCACTACCACATATTCAATTACAGCTTCTTCTGCGGGACAATCTTCTGCTACAGGCGGTGGCACGGTATCCGCAGCATATCAAATTAATGTTGGCCCTGCATTCGCTATACCTTTAGTAGGTTGGGGTGCATCAGCTTGGGGTTTTGGTCAATGGGGTACAGGTTCAGAATCTGTAGAAGACCTTAGGCAGTGGAGTCAAGCTAATTTTGGTGAAGACCTTATATTTGGCCCTCGTGGAGGCACGTTATATTTTTGGGATGCTGATGCATCAGGGGGTTTAAACTCAAGAGGAGTAGCGTTATCTTCTGTTAGCGGCGCATCTAATGTACCTACTATACATAATTTAACTTTAGTATCAGACATAAGTAGATTTGTGTTTTGTTTTGGTAGTAATGAGTTAGGCGGCACTACGTTAAATCCTATGCTTGTGCGGTGGTCAGACCAAGAAGACGCTACAAACTGGACTCCTTCTGCATCTAACCAAGCAGGTGATTTAATACTATCTAACGGAACTGAAATTGTTGCTGCTAAACAAGCCCGTCAAGAAGTATTAGTTTGGACAAATTCTGCTTTGTATTCATTGCAATATGTTGGAGCACCTGCTGTATGGACTGCGCAGTTAGTTGGTGAAAATATATCTATTGCGTCTCAAAACGCTGTAGCCTATGCAAGCGGTAAAGCCTATTGGATGGGTAAAGACAAGTTTTATATGTATGATGGACGCACACAACCTCTACGTTGTGATTTACGTAAATTTATATTTAATGATTTTAACACCCTTCAGTATCCTCAAGTTTTTGCAGGTACAGTAGAGTCGTACCATGAAGTGTGGTGGTTTTATTGTTCTAGCGAGTCTACTGTAGCAGACAAATATGTAGTGTATAACTATTTAGATGATATATGGTATTACGGAAACATGTCGCGTTCTGCATGGTTAGATTCTGGCCTTAGAAATAATCCTTTAGGAGCTACATATAATTACAATTTAGTTGACCACGAAGAAGGTGTAGACGATGAAGAGACTGCAAACACAGCAGCTATAGCAGCGCACGTTGAGTCTGCACAATTTGATTTAGATGATGGGCATCAGTTTATGTTTATATGGCGTGTTATGCCAGATATTAGTTTTGATGGGTCTACAATAAACTCTCCTAGTGCTTCTATGTCTCTATTACCTTTAGCCAATTCAGGTTCAGGATATAACGACCCCTTATCTGAAGGAGGATCAAACAACGCTACTGTTACAAGAACAGCTACAACACCTGTAGAGAAGTTTACAGGTGAAGTATTTACCCGTGTACGTGGTAGACAAATGGCTATAAAGATAGAATCTAGCGCAACTGGTGTGACTTGGCAACTAGGTTCTCCACGAATTGACATGCGACCTGATGGTAGACGCTAATGCCTCCTGTAGATAATACTAGATATGAAGTGCCTTTCCGCGCCCCCGCTCTGCCGTATCCTCCGAAAGAGTATAATGCGTTAGATTTTGAAGAGTTTAATAAAATACTACGTATATACTTTAATCAGGTAGATAATGCATTACGAAATGCTTCGCTTAATCAACAAGCAGAAGCTAATACTTGGTTTATGGGATAATGGCTAATACTTATACAAATGCAAAAGCAGATCTAACTACTACTGACGTTACAACTTTATATACTGTAGCTAGTCTAACCACCAGTATAGTTAAATCTATATTAGTTTCAGAAGATTCTGGTAATGCTGATACTATTACACTTACTATAACTAATGGCACTGATGTATACAGTTTATTTAAAACAAAAGCTGTGAGTGCTAATGCTACAGTAGAATTACTTACTGCTCCTTTAGTGTTACAACCAACCGAAATATTAAAAGTTACTGCTGCCACCGCTAATAGGTTACATGTAGTAGCAAGCATCTTAGAGATAACTTAATTATGAAAGTTGTAGACAGTAAAAAGAAAAAATTATCTTTAGCTGAAATAGTTATCATGCATATGGATAATGTAGGTACGGGTGATATCCCTATGGAAGCAGCTATGTTTTCTGTGTTTCAAGAGTTTCAAATGAAAAATGCTATGTCTGTACAGTATGGAAACACCGTATTTGGTGGTCACAGTGAGCCTAATGGTACTCAGATGTTAGGTAGAGTATTTAACGTAGACACCGCTGAAAACTACATAAATAACATGCTTAAATTTGCAGCAAACATTCAAAAAAAGGGTATAACGCATTACCTTGTTACTTTTGACAAAGAGTATGGAAAACAAATTCTTCCTGTATTAGCTAAATTAAAAGAAGCTTTATCGCCTTTAGGAGGTAATGTAGGAGTAGGAATTAGTGAAGATGAAGAAGACTATATGGTATTTGTTTTAGTACCTAAAAAACCAATTAAGCGAGTCGCATAATGTCTGGTGTAGTAAAAGCGATAAAAAAAGTTGGTCGTTGGATTGATGATAATATTTTTCAACCTATTAAAGACATAGGTAGTTGGATTAACGAAAAAATTTTTAAACCTGTAATTAAGTACGCAGAAGCACAAATACAAGCCATTCTTGACGATCCTATAAAAGCTATAGCTCAGGCAATTGCGGCTGCAAGTGGCAATCCTGCTGCATGGTTAGCGGTAGTAAATGGAGTAGATGCTGCTATTGCGGGTGAAGATATAGACGGTATTTTAAAAGCTGCCGCTAAAGGTTATGTTCAAGGTAAAGCAGCGGGGTATGCCGAAGAATTAGGAACAAAAGTAGGGACTAGAGCTGGAGATGTATTTGGAGATGTTGTAGGTGATGTGGTATCTAAGGTTGTAACTTCAGGAACCGAACAAGCTATTAACGCTATAGCTGATGGTAGAGATCCACTAGAAGCCTTTAAAATGGGCGCTATATCTACTGGAGTTGGACTGACTTTAGGCAAAATAAATACCGAGTTAGGTGGTAAGTATGAAGAATTACCTGATGTAGTTAAAAATGTAATACAAGCTAGCATAACTGATTTAGTTATAAATGGTGAGGTTAGTGATCTAACCCTAGCTCGCGCTATAACTAATAGTGTAATAACTGCTGAAGCAGTAGATGAATTCTTAGATAAGATAGGTCTTGGGGACTGGACACCCGAAGATGCAACTGATCGCATGAACGAAGGTACTCTAGGTACTATAACATCTGTAATACAAAACACCGTAGCTTACGCTGCCGCAGGAGAAAGCGGAAGTGATGCTTTTGGTAGAACTTTAGTAAATCGTATAGTTACCGAAGCGGTTAGATCTTATAAAGACGGAACCTTGTTTGAAGACATGCAAGACACCTTTGATCGTTTATCTGGTAAGTATACTGCGGCTAGAAAAGCAGCAGAGAATGTAGATGATTTTGCAACAAACCATGTTGCAAACGTTGAAGAATGGAATGAAATAGGTAAAACAATAGGTGACGCTGCTACCGAAGTACAAGCTCTAGAAGATGCAAGAGATGCTGCAAGAGATGCATTTAGTAAAGCTATGGAAGATGCAAAAGATGCTATGAGAGAAGGTGGTGTTCCAGACGAGGATCTTTTAGAAACATTAAGAGAAGCCGGGGAAGCCGCGGAAGCAGCATTTAATGATGCTAGGGCAACTTTTGAAGATAACGTAACAAATGTTTGGGAACCACGTCTAACGGAGTTAGAGGAATCATTTGAGAATGCCGAGGCAGAGTATAACTCATTAGTAGAAACCTATACTGAAGCATTAGATGAGTTAAATGAAGCTACTATAGAGAGTAACGAAGAGCTAGCGCCTCGCATAGCGTCTCTTAATGAGGCTGTAGCAACACAAATAGCACCTGATGCAGATTGGGAGTTTTACCAAGAACAAAATGGTTTTGATACTAAAGAAGAAGCTATCCAACATTACCTATCTGAAGGTTTAGCATCTAACGCGCCTACTACACAAGCTGCTTTAGACTATAACAATAAAATAGAAACTCAAAATGCACAAAACCAAATAGTTCAAGACGTACTAGATAAAACTCTTGGCGATGGTGGAGAGCGTTTTGAGGATATGTCTCTTGCAGACAAACAAAACGCCTATAAAGCTTTAGCAGAGATGGCAGAAAAAGAAGGCGTACCTATAGAAGAATTAGATGTAAATAACGATAGTCAATTTGCTGGAATAATAGATGCGTTAGCATTAAATGGTTTTTTACAAGTAACTACAGATTCAGATGGAAATCAGACTATTACACAAATTATATCTACTGACCCTATTGAAATTAATTACACTGATGGACTTACTAATAGTGATTTAGCTAACGGCTCTGCAACTCTTGTATACAATAATGAAACAGGTAAATACGACACGGTATTTGTACCTCAACAACCTAAAGTTTATAACGGCCAAATAATCGCGCAAGACAATAATGGCGAGTTTTATATAGAGGAAGGTCTTACAGGAGAACAACGAAGGTATGTAGATGGTACTACTGGGGCGCTCTATACAAAAGATGAAAACGGTGTTCCTATACCTGTTACTAACGAAGAAGGTGAAATCCTTAATATAAATAGCGGTATATTCCTAGACTCAGACCCTTCTGAAGACACAGATCCTGAAGCAGAGACAGAAACGTTTGGACAGTTTATTAATGACAATACTTTAGGAGATACACTACAAGATTTGGCAGAAAATAGCCCTCAAGACTTTGTTGATATTGTAAACGAAGGCAATCTTGCAGACACAGACAACCCAGACTACACACCTCCCAGTTGGTTGCTAGAAGCTTTACAAGACGGCGCAAATTATTTAGCTGGAGAAGGAAAATGGGAAGTTAAAAATCCCGCTGCTGATTGGAAAAGAAATTTGTATGCTAATGGAGTTAGAGCGTTTGCGGGCATGATAGATTCTTTTGGTGGTTTAGTAGATAGATTTAACGAAGATGACCCTACAAAAGGATCACTAAGAGACTTTGCTGCGGATATGGAAACTGTAGGAAAAGGCGCTCTCACTGAAGGTTTTAACGATTCTGTTACTAGGATGCGAGAGTTTCAAGAAAAACTAAAGTCAGATCGAGTAGATGATCCAAACACTCCTATAGAATATTATGAAGAAGATGTATATTACGAAAATCCTAAAACAGGAGAACGTGTATTACTATACGAAGCGGGTAGCTATAAGTCGGGAGATGAAAGTAAGGGTACGTTCTGGACAGGTATGCAGGACGTACTTAAAACTGCGGCTAATCACCCTTCTGCATTCTTTGGTGAATATATAGTAGTAGAGTTTATGCAAGAAGCTGCTCCTCTAGTAGTTGGAGGGTTAGGTACGTTAACCGCTAAATTTGGATTAAGTGCGGCTAAAACTTTATCTCCAAACTTAGCTAAAAAATTATCTGAAGAAGTTACAGAAAGCATAACTAGAAAAGTAGGTTTGACATCTGCTGCGGCTACTGATGTAGGAGAAAGTGTAGGAGCCAACTATGCGCAAGCATATGAAGAAGCGTATGCAACTGCACTTAAAATGGCTAATCAAGAAGCTGACATTTTAGAACTTAGTGGACAAGCAAGAGAAAATTTCTTAGCAGAACAAGAACAAGGTATGCGAGAGTACGCTTTAGGTTTAGCTATAAATACTTCTAACATAGCTGGGGTAGCTACTTTTGCTAGTTTATTTGTAGGAGGTATGGCAGCAGACAAGTTATTTGTTGGGGGAAAAGTACCAGAACAATTTCAAGGGGTATTTGACGAATTCGTAAAACGTATATCTGAAGGCGGTACTATTTTTCTTGGAGAAGGAGGTACTGAATACTTTGAAGAAGGCATTGTTACTGCTTATTTAAAAGGACAATTATACCTTATAGATCCTTCTATTAACGTTAGTGAGGAGGTCGGTGCCGCAGCTATGTTTGGAGCTTTAATAGGTAGTTCTGTAGCAGGTAGCGCCTACGGCTTTAGTAGCACAGGAGATTTTGTATCTAACATAGTTTTATACAACAATCCTGAAGCTAGAACAATATTAGATAGCGTTGGAGATTATGACGAACAAGGCTTATATGACGCATTAAACGACGCAGGATTACAAGATACAGTATTAATTAATGTTATGAATACTGCGTACGATGCTGAGTATACAAGCTCTGCCGAAGCTACCGATGCATTTGCAGGTACAGGGTTAGTTCCTACACAAGAAGATATTAATGCGCTAGTAAATTCTGGTATAGGTAGTAGCGAGGGAAATACCGATGCATTAATGGATGAATTAATAGAATACTGGACTCTTAATTTTGGTACTGAAGATGATACTGATGGAGATGGTATACCTAACAGCGAAGATGCTACTCCTAATGATCCTACAGCAACACAGCTTACTCCTGATGAATATGTTGACTATATAAACCAACAATCTCGTAACAATGCAGGTGTAGATGTAGATGGTAATCCCGCTCCTGTTGCTATTGTTTCTTATGACCCCGAAACAGGTATGTATATAATAGATTATGGCCCAATTGGCATAGATGGCGACCAACAGTTTCAAGTCCTTACTCCTGAAGAATTTTTTGCCCAGTATGCAAATACTTTAGAAGGTATAGCTGATGAAGGTGATGTTGACGAAGGTGATGTTGACGAAGGTGATGTTGATGAAGAGAATGTTGATGAAGGTGATGTTGATGAAGAAAATGTTGATGAAGGTGATGTTGATGAAGAGAATGTTGATGAAGGTGATACTACCCCTCCTAGACCTTATTTAAACAATCAAGGGTACACAGTAACTACAAATCCTGATGGCACTCTTGTCATCACAGACAACGAAGGTAATACGATCCCACCTTATGAGGGTGGTTTTGATCGTGCTACTACATATAAACCACTTACTCTAATACCTCATCCAGATATAGAAGGTAAATACACATTAGTCGCGGCTGATGGAGAAACTTTGGGTGGTACTTATAACGAAGACGGCACTGCGTTTAAAAACCAGAGGGCACCTTGGGATGATAACCCTGATGGCGTTGCTCCTTATGATCCTTCTGATAATCCTGACATTGCTGAGGATACCGACCCTGATGTTGATGAAGGTGATGTTGATCCTGACCCTGTTGTTGATCCTGACCCTGACGCTGATCCCGTTGTTGATCCTGATGTTGATCCCGACCCTGTTGTTGATCCTGACCCTGATGTTGATCCTGATGTTGATCCTGATGTTGATCCTGATGTTGATCCTGACGTTGATACTGAAGGTTCTGAGTTTGTCACGCATCCAGAGTTAGATGCGGCATTGGTACCCATACTTGCGGCTATTGCAGATGTATTAGGTATTGGAGGCACACTAGAAGCAGCTATAGAAAGTGTAGCTACAGCTCTTGGCCTAGATATAGGAGATGTACAAGAAGCTGTTGATGATAATACAACTTTATTAGAAGACACTAAAGAAGCTGTTGACAATTTAGTGGAGGCGGGTACAGCGCGAGATGAAGCTATTGCAGCTATTGCTACACAACAAGGCTTAGATTTAGCGGCGCTTATAAAACTTTTAGAAACAAATGGCGAAGGGATTGTAGCTAATGCAACTGCTTTGTCAGAAATACAAACAGATGTAGATGATTTAATAGAAGCAGGTACAGCGCGAGATGAAGCTATAGCTGAGATTGCTAAACAACAAGACATAGATGTTGAAGCGTTAAAGAATTTATTAGGTGACAATGCAACTGCTATTAGCAGTATACAAGAAAGTGTAGATGATTTAATAGAAGCAGGTACAGCACGAGATGAAGCTATAGCTGCTATTGCTGAACAACAAGGTTTAGATGTAGAAGCATTAACTAAACTACTCAATGCAAATGCTAAATCTATTACGGGCATTCAAAACACACTAGACGCTATGATCGAAGATGACGTAGCTCGTGATGAAGCTATAGCTGCTATTGCTGAACAACAAGGTTTAGATGTAGAAGCATTAACTAAACTACTCAATGCAAATGCTAAATCTATTACGGGTATACAAACTACGTTAGACGGTATGCTCGAAGGTGACGTATCTCGTGATGAAGCAATTGCAAGTTTAGCAGCTCAACTTGGCACAGATGTAGAGTCTTTAACTGAACTACTTAATGCAAATGCTACATCAATTTCAGGCATTCAAACTACGTTAGATGGGATGATTGAAGATGGTGTTGAGCGAGATGAAGCTATTGCAGATTTAGCAGCTCAACTTGGTACAGATGTAGAGTCTTTAACTACTCTTTTAGAAAATAATGCAAATGCTATTGCTGACGTAGAGACCGCTGTTGGGCTAACTGCTGACGCTATTGCTGATGCGCAAGAAGACATTGATACATTAGTAGCGGCTGGATTAGATAGAGATGAAGCTATACAAGCGGTTGCTGACCAACTAGAAATAGATGTAGAAGATTTAACCACTGCTATTGGAAGTGTTGAGACTCAAGTAAGTGAACTAGAAACTACCATCCTAGACAGGATGAAAGAATACGAAGATGCAGGTATAGATAGAGACGATGCACTTGCACAAGCAATAGATGATGTATCTGCCGAGTTAGGAACTACTAAAGATGATTTACTTACTCAGTTAGGAAAAACTGAAGAAAATATACGAGAGGACTTTGAAACTCGTTTTGAAGGTGTTGAAACCCAAGTTAGCGAGTTAGAAACCACCATCCTAGACAGGATGAAAGAATACGAAGATGCAGGTATAGATAGAGATGATGCACTTGCACAAGCAATAAATGATGTATCAGATGATTTAGGCACCACTAAAGACGACTTGCTTACTCAGTTAGGAAAGACTGAAGAGGACATACGAGAAGATTTTAAAGCTCGTTTTGAGGGTGTTGAAACTCAAGTTAGTGAATTAGAAACTAACATATTAGAAAAATTACAAGAAAACGAAGCTGCGGGTATAGATCGTGATGAAGCTTTATCTAAAGCTATAGCTGATGTATCTGCTGAATTAGGCACTACAGAAGAAAATTTATTAAATGCATTAGGCACTACAGAAGAGAACCTACTAACTAGATTCGACGAAGGTTTGGCGGACTTAGGGCTTGATATAGAAACAGTAGCTAATTTTGTAGGTAAACCTGCTAGAGAAGTAACTGATTCAGATATAGATTTTGTAGCTTCTATAATTGCAGAACAAGAAGTGCTTACTGACCCTACTTCTTTTGTTCCAACTGACCAACAATTACAGTATGATGTTAACAATGACGGCTTGATTGACATTAACGATCAAATTATGCTAGAACAGTCTCTAGCAGGTCAAGATGTTGTGTTTGATCCTGACTCGCAGTTTGCAGCTACAGGATTATATGCATACAATGACGAGATAGCTAGACAACAACGGGAACAAGAAACTAAAAGGCAAACTGATTTATTTACAAAAATAGATGAAGATAGAAATAAAGCCAATGCCCAAGCGTTATATAGAGATATTTTAGGGGCTTCTGATTTAGAAGGACGGACTGTGACTTCAACACCCGCAGCTCCCGCTAGAATAGACTATTTATATGATATAAGTGGTGATAGTATATTTGCTACACCTCAACAAGAACAGTTGTTTGCTTCACCTTACGGAAGAAGGGCTGTCCAACAACCTACGCAGCAGCCTGTACAACCTACTAGGTTAGCAGCAGCAAAAGGTGGACTGCTTAGAAGAAACGATGAACTATTAAGATTACTTGGAGAAGACTAATGAGTTGGTGGGAAACTTTTGTAGAAAATGCGAAAGCAGTTGGAGGAGATATAGCTGAGTTTGCTAGTTCTGAAAAAGGGATTGCTACACTTGGAGGTTTAGGTCTATCTTATGGCTTAGACAAACTAGGTTTAACTACCCCTCAAACGCCTAAAATTGGATACCAAGGCAAAATACCTGAATATCAAGCTGTGCGTGAGCGTGTAGAAACAGATCCAAATCGTAGAGTGGGTGGGCAAAACCAAAGATATTTTAGTGATATGCAGTATGCAAAACGCCCTGACACTCCTCCACCTAGCGTAGCTGAAGCGCAAGCAAAAGCAAAGGCTCAAGCTGCTCAATTAGCACAACAAAATTTACCCCCTACAGGCATGGCTATGGGAGGTATTGCATCTGCTAACAAAGGTTATTTTTTAGGAGGTAAGACTGACGGAATGGCTGATAAAGTTCCAGCACGTATTGATGGCACACAAGAAGCCCGTCTTAGTGATGGTGAGTTTGTTATACCTGCTGATGTTGTCAGTCATTTAGGTAATGGTAACTCTGATGCAGGAGCACAACAATTGCACGGTATGATGAGTAACGTACGTGAAGCACGTACAGGAAACCCTAAACAAGGTAAACAAATAGACCCTAAGAAGTTTATGCCTAAAAAAGCGGGTGGCCCTATACAAAAATTTCAAGAAGGCGGTGAGACTGATCCTACAGTAGGTAAAGCAGCGGGCACAGAATCTTCACTGTCTAACTGGGCAGGTGATTATGTAACTGACATGTTAGGTAAAGGTAAGGCTTTAGGTAGTGAAGCTTACCAAGCGTACCAAGGTCCATTGACAGCAGGCGCAACTGATTTACAAAACCAAGCATTTTCTGGTATTGGTTCTTTAACTACTCCTGAAAATATGGGTGCGTACACCCCTCAAACGTTTGGCGCAGAGCAAGCTCAACAATATATGAATCCTTATCTAATGGCTTCTCTTAATCCTCAATTAGATGAAGCTAGACGGCAAGCTGAAATAGACCGTGTGGCTAATGCAGGTAGAATGACACGGGCGGGCGCATTTGGTGGTTCTCGTCAAGCACTTATGGATATGGAAGGACAACGTAATTTACAAGCTAATTTAGCTAATATAACTGGACAAGGCTATGCGCAAGCCTATGACAGGGCGCAACAACAATTTAACACTGAGCAAGGACGTAATATGGAAGCTCAAAATATGGCTAATCAATATGGATTTGATGTACTAGGAGGCCAAGCTTCAGCAGGCGCTACTCAACGAGGTATTGCTAGTGAAGGTATAGCGGCGGATAGAGCTGCTTTTGAAGAAGAACGTGACTTCCCGTACAGACAAGTTCAATACATGCAGTCTCTATTACAAGGATTACCTTTAACAGCACAATCGTATTCTTATACCGAACCTAGTAAATTATCTAAACTTTTAGGAGGAGCCGCTGCTGGTGGTGGTTTAGCTGATTTATTTGCTGAATATGGAGTAGAAATATGATGTTACCACAAGGTCTAGGTACTTTAGATAACCGAATAAATAGTAAAGCTGACGCTCTTAGAGCTAATCCTAGAGCTATGCAGGGTGTACAACAAAAAGCAAATGCCGCTGCTAGTAAAGGGACAGTACCTCCTGATTTATTAGAAGTTCTTGCTTTACAAAAAGTAGCTTCTGAAAAAGCTATGGCAAAAAACCAACTTGCGTTATCTATGGAACAAAACCCTGCAACTGTAGCTGCGCAACTAGAACAAAATGTTATGTCTCTTACTAAAGATGATTTAGTAAAACAAACCGCAGGTATTATGGGCGAAAGAGATAAAAGAAGAAAACAACAAATGTCTATGGCAAAACCTCCACAACAAGGCAGACCTGCGGGACTACCTTCTGCTCCACGTCCTCCCATGCAAATGGCGGCCAAAGGAGGAATTATTGGTTATAATATAGGAGGAAAAGTAGATAAGATAAAAGCCTTACTAGCACAACTAGGCCGTAAATTTACTCAGCAAGAAATGGATGATATTGTTCTAGCAAGTGGAAATAGCCCAGAAATACTGGCTTTTCTAGAACAAAGCCAAGGGTATATTAGCCAAGCAGAAAACGCTCAGATAGATGCGGCGATAGATGCGGCTGCACCTAAACAAAAAGATACTCTTCCTGCTTCTATGGTTACTGCCCCTACCCCCACACCTAGTGCAGGTATATCTTCTGTTGCTCCTACTAAAACTCCTGTAGACACTACGGAAATGCCTGATGGGACCATTTTATTTAATAACCAACAGATGAGGGCAGCTAGTGCAAAAGCAGGACTACCTAACGCATCGGGATCAACATTAGGATCAAAAGCAGGGCTACCTCCAATAGGTCAACAAAACCAACAGGGTCAACAAGGCCAAAGTGGATTTAAAGTGCTAGGTAAAAAAGGAGCTGGAGGTCTAAGTTTAGACAGTGTTATGGGTAAAGACGGAGCAGGCTTGGCCGCAGTAGCTCCAAAAGATGTAAGCTCTACAAGAGTTAGTGATACTTTAGATCCTGCGGTTAAAGAAAACATAAACAAAGGTATAGCCTTAGATCCTGATAAAGGTAGAAAAGATGCCCAACGTGAATTTGATACTCGTTATGACGTTGAAGGTAATAAGAAAAGACGTGAGGCTAACTTAAAAGAACTTAGAGATATAACTGAAAGTGATTTTGACCCTAAAAAACGTAGGGATAGAAGGTTAAGTGCATTTTTACGTGGTGTTGCTAGAGGTGGCGCAGGACTAGGGTATGGAGCTGACGCTTTAGCAAGAGAAGAAGATAAGCAAAGAAAAGAACTTTATGATCGCAAAACAAAAGAACTTAATATTGATGACGCTAACATGAAAGCTACAGTAGTTGATTTAAAAGACTCAGATAATCAATCAGCCAAAATATATGAGGCTTTAGTTAAAGATAAACGTGATGCATTAGGGCTAGCTATTACTTTAGGTACATCTGATTTACAAGCTTACGATAGAGAATACCAACAAATAATAACTGCAAACAACAATGCAATTAAAAATAAGTTAGAAGCTATTAAGATAAAAGGTAGCCAAGACTATAATAAAATACAAGCTGGAATAAAAGGTGAAATGTCTAGGACTAATACGCTGTCTATTTATAACAAAATAGGTGAGTCTTTAGAAAAACAAGAGCAAGAAATAAGAAGAATATTTTTAGAAGAAGGAGGCGTGAGGCTAACGACTGCTATTAGTGCTGTAGACGGTGGAGGTAACGTAACAGATGAACAAGCAGAACTTGTTGCCTCATACAAAGCTAAAGTTAGAAACGCTCTGTTAGATGCAGGTATTGAAGAGAAAAGAAAAAGATTAATGGCTGATTATGAGGCTCTAAAGTAATAATGGCCTTATATGAAGTACAGGGGCCAGATGGCGTTGTGTACGAAGTAGAGGGACCAGAAGGCGCTTCAGATTCACAGCTTATAAATGCCCTACAAATGCATCTTGGTAGTACATCCGTGTCTCCTGTACCCACGCCTGTCTCCTCCCCTACTAGTAAACGAAAGACCTTTGAAGAACTTAAACAAGAAGAGTTAGACAAAATAAGGTCAAGAAGAATAATTGAACCTGAAGACACCGGATTTTTTGAAAACTTAGCTCTTGGTACAGGTGCAGGTTTTGTCGGTACAGGAGAAAGCATAGCATTAGGTGCAGCTACTGTCTTAGAGGAAGAGGCGGAGACAGAGGCCCGTAAAAAAATACAAGAGGCGTTTGAACAATATACTCCAGAAGGTGGAGATAAAGATTCTTTTGCCTATGGACTTGGAAGTGCGCTAGGATCTATAGGAGGTTTTGGTCTTGGCTCCGCAGCAATTGCAGGTACGGCAGGGTTAGCGGGATTGTCTGCCCCCGCAGCGGCGGTTGCAGGTGGTCTTGGTGTAGCAGCATTAGGCGTAGGTGCTTCTAGAGGCGAACAAAGTGAACGTGCGCGAGCCGCAGGAGCCTCTGTAGAAGAACGAGAAGATGCAGTAAACTCAGTGCTTATAAACATAGCAGGAGCCTCAGAAGCAATACCTTTAACACGATTGTTTAGAACTGTAGACATACCTATGTTAGGTAAAGTCATAGACAACATTGGTCCTAAAAAAACTGAAGGTATAGGGGCTACACTATATAACGCAGGGCTAACAGGTGGTATAGAAGGCATTCAAGAAGTAGGTCAACAAATAGCGCAAAATTTAACTGAACAAGAATACAATGCCCTTGCTAAAACCTTTGAAGGCACAGGAGAGTCTTTTACTTATGCTTCTATTGCCGCAGGTTTACTTGACTTATTCTTTGGTAGAAGAAAACGAGCTGACATAACTAGAGATGACGCAAGTACAGATCCTTTAAGTTCTTTTACTAAAGATGAAGACATTGAAGGGCTATTACCTGCGCCATCTGATGATATATTAGTAAGTCCTACTGGAGAAGCCTTTACACGCGAACAAGAAGAAGAAGTTAGAAGATCGCAAGAAAGATCCAGAAGAGAACAAGAAGCAGAAGATGAAATAACATTAGGAGACATGCCTAGTGCCGCAGTGCGCATACCTAGAGAACAACGCGATTTATTTCCCGAAGAACTAGAACAAGCAGAAAGAACAAGCCCTACTGAAATTAGTGATGTTGAAATAGCTGACGCTATGGCGGAACGTGCTGCTGAAGAAGAAAGAACAAGACGTATAGAAGACGATGATCAGATAAAAGAACAACCTGACGTAATAGACGAGGTTAGATACTCTGATTTTCAAGATCGTACAATAGCAGAAAGAACCGCTGCTGAAGATATTGAATTAGCAGAAATGCAACGTCAAGAGGATGCGGCTAAAGAAGCTGACGATTTAGAAATACAACGCATGGTTATTGCTGATGAAGATAAGGCAGGTTTGCAAGATATAGAAGCGCAAATAAAAGAACGTAGACCAAGTGACCCGCAACAACCTGCACTTAAAGATGTACAAAGAAAACAAAGAACTAGACGTAGACCTCAAACATTAGCTGACACCGTTGCTGAACCTAGGACATTAGACAGTGCGCCTGAAATAGCAGACGTAGGAAAGATATTAAAAGATGCTAACATATCAGAAGCAACGCAAGCCCTAATACCTGACTCTTTAAAAACTAAACCTAAACAAAGACTCAACGCAACTGATACTGGAGACGTTTTTACACCGCCCCGGAAAACTCCAAAGAAAGCTACTACACCTAAACAAGTTAAGACTGAAGTAGAAGCTCCTGTTGATATTAGTTCTGACATAAGGGGAAGTATAGAGTTTCCCACTGCCGTACCTCGTGGCGCAGAGTTTACTAACCCTAATGATGTGACAGCTATAAATACATTACTTAATAAGAAAATACCTCGTGATGAAAAAGGCGTTGAACAAACTGCCCAAACATACCTTAAAAGATTTAAACGCCCTGCTGACGCTTTTACAGCTATAGCTTTTGAAATTGCAGAAAACACACCTAAGTTTAGAGCACAAAAAGACACTCCTACTTCTGAAAAAGCTAAGTTTGCTGGTACAGGTGGCTTTAATACTAAGGCTACATTGCAGTGGATAGAAAATAATTTAAGTCCTGACGCTAAAACTGAAATAGATAGACGTATTGTAGAACAACAAAAAGAATCAACTAAAGTAGAAAAAGATGTTACAACGCGAGCTAAACAAGAACAAGAAGGTACTAAGATAAAACAACGTGATACTAAAACTGCTATAGCAGTAGACAGTGCTACAGATGGTAAAGCAAAAGTTGTTGGTACGTCCAAACCTAAAAAGAAAGCTGAAAGAGTAGTTAAAGAAACTCCTAGAGCAGAGAGAAAACTAAGTAAAGAAGAGCAAGAATTAGCGCGTGTAGCTGAGATAGTAGAAAGGGTACAGGGTAAAAGAGGTAAAAATGCAAAGCCTGCATTAGATAGAACCATGCCCCCTGCAAAGCTAAAAGAAAAGCTTGCTACGGATACACAAAAGTTTTTGGATGCAGGGGGAGAGATAGACGTACTTAATTTAAAAGTTACTCCCGAAACCATTGTGGAGTTAGACTCAGACATACCTAAATCAGTAATAACTTTATTACGTAGTGGAGATATTAAAGGCGCTTTAGAAGAATTAGCTAAAGTGTCCACAGACAAACGTGTTAAGCAAATAGCTAAAGCACTAGCGAATAACATGGGTACAACTAAGATTAAAATAGGTAAGTTGGGAGAGGACACATTAGGACAGTTTGACCCTAAGAATAATACTATAACCCTAGATTCTACTAATGGTATGACTATTCATACCTTACTGCATGAGGCTACTCACGCGGCTACTATGTCTGTGTTATCTAACAAAGGTCACCCTGTCACTAAACAACTACAGAAGCTATACGACTCGGTATTACCTTTACTTGATACTACTTATGGAGCTACAAATTTAGAAGAGTTTGTAGCGGAGGTGTTTAGTAACCCTACTTTTCAGCATAGGTTGTCTCAAATAACTACTAAAGGCGAGTCTATATCAGCGTTACAAAAGTTTTTACGTGTTATAACTAACTTTATTCGTAGCCTTATAGGCATGGATACTAAACCTGTAGATTCTGCATTGGATTCCGCTGATGCATCAATAGAAGCTATATTATACCCATCTCCTGAAACTCGTAACATAGGCGCATTTTATAACCTTACTCCTAAAGGAATACAGAAAATATTAGATAAGGTGGTAGAAGGAGGAAGATCTTTAAGTAAAAATATAAAAGAACGTAAAGAACTTAGTGCTTCAGGAAAAAGAAGTTTTTTTAATCAGTTTTTAGATTTTTTAAGTGGTACGTCTCCTGACATAGCTAAAAACCTACTATTAGGTTTTAGTAATACCTTGGTATTAGGGGAAGTAGCAAGAGAAGCAGGGTTTAAAAATTTAGTTATAGATATGCATGAAGCATTTCTTAGGGGTAGAAGGCGCATTGCCAAAAGTAATGAGGAAGTATACAAACTTCTAGAGAAGGTAGATGGACTACTAGCCTCAGAAAACAAACTTAAAGGACTGCTAAATAAAATAGCTTTAAGCACTGAGTATGGAGCTACTATATATCAAGTAGACCCTAGACTAACGGAAACTGAAGCTACAAAACGTTATGGTAAAGACCCAGAAAAAATGCGTGTGTGGAAAGCACAACGTGGAGATTGGAACGCTTTAGGTGAAAAAGGGCAAGAAGCTTACATATTATTACAAGAACACTACAAAAAGAAGTATGAAGAACTTAAAGCCACTATTAATGGCGAGCTAGAGAACTTAATGCTTGCATCTGAAAGTAAAGATAGCACTCCTACCGAACAACAAAAAGCCAACGTTAAGGCTGCGACAGATTCATTAAAGACGCAAGTTTACAATAAGTTATTTGAGTCGGCAGAGTTAGAAGTATACTTTCCTTTAGTGCGTGAAGGCGACTACAAGCTATCCTATAGGGTCAAAGAACCTGCGATTAAAGGTGGTACTGATTACGTAGTGTTAATGTTCGGATCTGAGAAAGAACGTAAAGTAGCAGAAGCGGCACTTAAAAAAGAATCTAATGTAATAAATTCTAGTATAGAGAAACAAGACCCTGAAACCCAATTATATAAGGCTTTTGACAAAGCTCCTTCTAGTTCTTTTGTAGCCCAAACGCTGCAAATACTAAATGCTAACAACATAAGTAAAGACACGCAAAGCCAAGTATTAAAATTATTTGTTGAGTCTTTACCTCAAACATCTTTTGCTAAGTCTTTACAAAAACGTCAGAATATTGAAGGGTTTATACCTGATGTGTTTGATGGTGTGCGTATAAAAGGAATTTCTTTAGGACACCAAATAGCTCGTTTACAAACGAACAATGAATTAAAGCGTATATACCAAAGTATAGAAGATACCGCTTGGCAAGAAAGTAATCCTGTACCGGAAAAGGAATTTAATAGATTGAAGCTTGAAGTTGGTAGGCGTGTAAACTTTGCTATCATGGGAGCTAAAAACAAAAACATAGAAAATTATGCTAGGTTGGCTAATCAAATAGCTTTCTTATATACAATAGCTACTAACCCCTCATCCGCAATAATCCAAACTGCTCAAGTGCCCATGATAGTATACCCGTTGTTGGGCGCTAGGTATGGGTATGGTAAGGCAGAAGAGGCGGTACGTGAAGGCGCAAGACTAGCTATGGGATCTGCGGATTATATATCTCCTAAGATGGATGATAACTATAATGTTAGCGACACAGGTGAATTTACTGTAAAGAAAGAAGTTATAGAAAAAATTAGAAAAGCCTTTAAGGGCAGACCTAAAAAAGCAGATAGAATAATAGCAGAGATAGAAAACTTAATTCCTTTAGTAAAAGCTTCTTTAGAGTATTCTGCGTTACATAGAGGGTACGTGGCTGACCAGTTAAATTTAGATGAATATGTCAGTAAACCTTCTCCTAAGGGGCTAGCTTTAAAAGAAAGAGGTGAAAGTACTTTAAATTACATAACTTCTAAAGGAGCTATACCTTTTACTGCGGCGGACAAATTTAATAGGCAAACCACATTAATAGCTACATACAATTTAGTATTAAAAGATATGAACGATAGCAAAGCCGCAGGGAAAAAATACTATAGTCATAGAGAAGGAAAGATGATGACTGTCCCTGCGACTAGAAGTGAAGCTATGCGGCAAGCGGCTAGGGATGCTAACCATTTTGCGGACAGGTCAAACGGAGGAACTGTTATAGAAACAGGGGCAAGGTATGCCCAACAAGATCTTAGACGTGTAGCTATGATGTATAAAAACTACGGTTTAGCCATGAACTACCTAATGATACGTTCTATATTTAGGTCTTTAGATGGGCAGGTTGACGCTAAAGCTAGACGAGTAGCGGCAAAACAAATATTAGGAATAACTTTAGCTTCTATATTCTTTGCAGGCGTAAGAGGCGCTCCTTTTATTGGAATGGCTATACTTATAGCAGACCAATTCTTAGAACCTGATGAGGAAGATGCCGAAACGATAATGCGTAAGACTTTAGGAGAGATGGCTTATAAAGGGCCAGTGTCTTATATAACAGGTGTGGATGTTAGTACAAGGTTAAAGTTAAATGATTTATTTATACAAGAGAACAGATTTTCTCAAGATGATTCTTTAGAAGAGCAAGCATTTCGGTATGTGGGTGGCCCTGCGTGGAGTACAGCTAAAAGATTTTACCGAGCAGGTCAAGATGCTCGTGCTGGAAACTATGTAAGAGCTATAGAAGGAACAGTTCCTCAAGGCATAACTAATCTAGTAACTGTATTTAGACAACGCTTCTTAGAAGATGGAATGAAGACTAGAAGAGGAGATGTCATTTTAGAAGATGTAACTTGGGGAGAGGATTTTGCAAAGATAATAGGGTTTCCTTCTACCAGATATACCTTCCAACAAGATTTTGCTAGAGTAGAGAAAGGCATGCAGAAAGCCATAAAAGAAAAAAAATCAAAATTACAAAAAAGGTATTTTGTTGCGGAGAGATTTGGAGATTGGGATGAACTATCAAAGGTTGTGGATGAGATGGATGAATTTAATATTAAACATCCTAGTGTAGCTATAACTCTAGAATCTCTTGAAAGGTCATTAAAATCTCACGAAAGAACTTCAGGAGTTATGCAAGGAGGAGTTTTGTATAACCCTAAACTGGAAGAAGAAAGACAACGCAGACTAGATGAATATAAGAAATAAAAAACCCCCTACCGTCTCGGCAACGAATAGGGGGCAACGGGGAGTAAATCTGAACTATAGAAACTATATCATAGAGTACGCCACACACGCACACCTAATTTCTCGTTTTCAGTTCTTACTCTAAACTCCCCGGTCCAAGACTTATTCTTGAATATCTCCTTAACTTGTTTTAGTGTCTTATCTGTATTTACACAAGGTACAAAGACAGAAGCACCTATTACCATGTTATCCCAATTAACGACTATCTTTACACCATCAGGATTGAGGTCGTCAATCTTCAGCATGCTCTGGCCCATCTATACTTACACCAGAACAGTCTATAGCTATGACCCTAGTAGCAGGTAGTTGAGTAGACGTGCCTTTAGTAAGTCTTATTACTACTGGTTTGGCATTCATCTTTTCTTTAAGGTCTTGAATAAAAGACCCGTAGTTTATCTGTTGTTTGCCGCACCATTTCTTTAATTGTTTTGGTACTAGGTATGCCATCTTAGTATCTGTTTCATACCTACCTACTAACCTAACTTTAGGATCTAACTCAGGTATGATTAATCCATCAAGACCGTTATCCTGACCTTTACGTAAATCGTCAGTGCTTTGGATTTTTAGTATGCTACCCCAATGCTCGTGGATATAACTATTTAAAGTATCGTGCACAGGAGTGTTCATATCGCTAACGGCCCTCATATTTTCTGCTAATAACTTTAACACGTAGGCTTTTAGCTTTTTCATATTGTAGTTAACAAGCCCTAGACGTTTAGCTATTATCAATCCTGTAAGCGTAGCCGCTACCCCTGCTGACCAAAATCTATTCTCAGAAGTTAAGTTAGCTTCCTTATCAATCTTTATTTGTACTCTTTGTAGTAGAGCTTTTACTTCATCTAAATTATTAATTATAAACTGTATATATATCTTACCTGCTACACCATGCACTTTCTTGATCCTTGCTTGGTGTGCATCTGTTTCTTGCTTAGTCTCTGACTTTTTAAACAACTTAACAGCTTTGGTCTCTAATATCCTCTGTGCCTCTGCCCTCGGTATGGTTTTAAACATACTTACCCTCTCTATAAAACTTGTATTACCAGTGCTCACAGATAACAGGTTCCACGGCTTACCACGAAACCTTTCTACATTACTACCACCTGACATTCTGGCACGTTGTTTACCTCCTGATAATTGGTAAGCTAACTGAGATAACACTTCACCACTAGCGTTAGTTAACTCGTCAAGGTATAAAGGTAAGTTGTGGTAGACCTCCCCCCTGTTCATTGTAGAGTTATTAGTGTCCTTCTCCTGCATAACAAACCCATCTGGCTCTGCCCATACCGATGCCCCTACGAACATGGCGGTAGTCTTACCTTCTCCACCTGTACCATGTATGTGAAACCCTGCGCAAGCTATAGGGGAGAACTCCATCAAAGGAGCACCGAAAGAAGTCCCTACTATGTATTGGTGTAATTCAAATCCTTCTCTATCGTAGAAGTTAGCCAATAACTTCCATTCATCTAAAGTTCCCTTAGGTTTAAACAAATCAAACAAACCTGCTGTAGCAGTAGAAGGGGGATTAGATCCTACCCTATCTCCAAATACTTCTTTATCCCCAATAACAAATGATTTGTATGTATCGTCTGTCCAACCAAATTGTCTGCGGGCCTCATCAGCTACATTAGTAGCCTGTAACTCGTTTACCCATGCTGTTGTATAAGCCATAAGATCGTCCATTTTAGTCACTGCCACCCCCTGCATAGACATTTGTTTTCTAAATTCATCACGGGAAGTGACTGCTGTTAAAGGTATTGTAAACTCTCGCACACCATCTACAGGCAAATGTAAACGCATGACTATAGACTCGCCTACTTCTTGATCGCGTATACGTTTTGTAACATATAAATCGTTATGATATATAAGTCTTTCGTCTATCTCGCCGTCAGAAGTTTTAGTTCGTAGGTATATACCTCCGTTAGCCCCTCTAAAATAAGGTTTAGGGTATGTAGGTATAGAGTACGTAGCCGTATCACCAAACTCATCTTCAGAATCTACAAGAACTTCTACCATATTATCTTCTTTGCTAGCCTCTACCACAGTGCGACCTAGCAATATGGGGGACTTAATTTTGCCCCAATGTTTACAATCAGTACATACCTCAGGGTTGAATTCATCAAAAGAAGTACAAAGATACGGCCCTTTTATGTTTTCTAACTTGTCTGCGGTAGCTTCTGGAGAATAATTAGGATGTTTTTGAGATATAAACTTAGCTCCACTGACGCCGTCAGAACAAAACTTTGCTATTGATAACCCTGCCCTCCACAAAGGCTCACTGCAATTTTCTTGGTCAGTGGCTATTATTTTTATCTGCTCACACCCTACACCTGCTATAGTTTTTTCAATGATAGTCTTAAATTTATTATCGTTGTTTTTTATTAACGCCTCCCTAAACGCGCTAACCCCACCTTCTATCTTTGTAGGAACTGGTATCATATCCATACCAAGTAACTCAGCAAACGCGTCAAAGTCTACAGGCTTGGGTACATCCCCTACAAAGTAGTCAACAGGAGAAGGAGGGCTAGTCTTATAGTTATGTGTCTTAGGCACTCGTAGTATTCTAGCGGCATCAGCAGTCACTGCGGGATCTGCCAAGAGTTTGTGAGTACCACATAACTTCTTTAGGTGTTCTGCTACAGGAACCCAATCAAGTGGAGATACATCTTCAGAGAGAAACCAATAAGCATGTACGCCTCGTCCTGAGTTTATAAGCATAGGCTTTGGTAAAGAAAGAGTATTACAAAATTGAGATAATGCTTTTATTGCTTGGTCTTGGTCGGGGTAGTCTTTGGTAACACCGCAGTCAAGATCAAGGAAAAAAGATTTAAGTTTGTTTACGTTGTTAACTTTACGTGAGTTATCTTCGTTGAATGTTGCTAAGGCAAAGTAAGTATCATAGCCTTGAGAGTCTAATTTTTGTGCCGCGTCTACCACATGATCTATAGAAGAATAAAACTTTTGAACTCTCCTATCATCTTCTGTGCGAAATGCAAACACACAGTAGCGACCTTCACTACTAAGAGTATTCTGCAAAAAAGTTTTAGTATCCATTATTCACTACCTAAGTCCGAGAGATAGTGTAGCAGGGGTGCCGTCGCACCCTTTTCGGAAGTTCCTAGCTACGTGAAGTGTTGATAAAAGGTTAGTCGTCCCACTCATCAACGATTGAGGCCAAGTCCTTGTCGGCTTCTTTTGGCGCTACTGTTTTTGTTTTAGCGACCTTTTTTGGCTCTTTTACTGGAGCAGGTTCATCTTCAAAAACATCGTCACTTACTTTAGGTGTAGGTTTAACAGTTTTAAATGGATTATCACTTGCCTCCATTTCAAATCCATCTACTGCACTAAACGGTGATGCAGACTCCAATGGTACATACTTAACAACCTGTACTGCGCGTAATCGGATAGATACACCTGCTTCACGCATATAATACGGATAAAATGTTACCGCTACATTGCCTGTACTGCCAGTAGTCAGTTTAAAATCTTCAGGCAGTTCGGTGCTCTTAGCATCATACTGTTTAGGCCGTGCTGTAGCATCTTTACCATACGCCGCTTTAAGCACGGCTTTACCTACATAAGTTCCATCTTCTTGTTTATCAAATGGAAAGTCAATCTTATCAGGCCAATTTTTTTCTTTAGCCGCTAAATAAGATTCTGTCATCTTCGCATACAAAGCTTTGGCTTGATCTTTCTCCATGCGAAACTTTGTTTCATACTTTGCCCCATCATCAAATGGATCACACGGCACACTTTTACCGTTCTCTCCTGCCGCAGAATCAAACTTATACGGCTGATTAATACGTGGATAAAGTATTTCTACATTTTCAATAATATAACTCATAACATAAATCCTTAGTTTTTAGTTTGCATCTACTTCAAAACCATCTACTACTCCAAACGGAGACACAGAGTTGTTTACTGGTGATACATCTAAAGTAATAGCTTTTAATGTATCTGAATGATTAATCATTTTTCGCACAGTATCTAACTCCATAGCCCCAAGAGAACGCACAGGCTTGAAATAAAGTTTTGGTACAACACTTCTCTCGTCAAAATACATTCTCGTAAGAACGTTTGTAGCTACAGCGTTACGCCCTGACAAGAACTTGACGTAACCCTGCATGGTCATGTGCCCACCATGCCCTTTACCATATATAGAAGTAGCAGGTAATTGGAGTTGATATACTTCATCTAACTTATCCTCAAACGCTACTGCTAGGCGTTGCGAAAACCTACACGCACGTCCTCCATTACTACCCGAACCGCGTATATTTTTTGCACAATCTAGACAACGATTAGATTGTTTTTGTTCTTTGGGGACATCTACAGACGGCCTCTGTGTATCTGCTGACCAACATAAAGGAAACGCAACCTTGTTAGGGTCGTATGCATCCTTATAGTAAGTACGAGACACGGGAGCCGCATTCATAATAACAATATCCCTAAAGCTATCTATATTCGTGTTAACTTCTTTACCGCTAATAATCTCACTAAATCTGCTACCACGAATACTAATTCGACGTAGGCCAGAGCCTTCATCCACTAGATGTCCTCGTCAGTAAATGCTTCGGTAACTAAATCCGCAGTATTTTCTGAGGCATCAAGACTTTCAAAATCCACACTTTCTTCTTCAGGTTTCAACGCATTGGTGACATCACTTATCCTAAATCTATAGGTGTTACCAACTTTTAAGTAAGCACTTTTAGGTATATGCTGTTGCCGTATCCAAGCGCGAATGGTTGATATTGATACTGAGAAGTGCTTTGACACTTCTTCAATAGGTACAAATTGTTCACTCATTACTTTTTCCTTACCGCTATCGCGTATTCTGAATCTACATTAAGACCTTTAGGTACAAGGTCAGGGTTATCTTCTAAGAACTGTCGCACATTAGCTTGATTTAGCCTCTTATCAAAAAACTCAGGTACTTCATTATCTAAAATAAATTCATACATAGATTGCCAATCACTAGTCCAGTATCGAGTCTTAACAGACCTATAAAATAACCCTGCTGAAGTCCTAACACTTTCTAGTCCCTGATCTTCACAGTATGCAAGTAACGCCTTCTTTACTTTGTTCAACTGCTTCACTAGTACATCATCTTCTTCTTTAAATGACGCGGATAACTCCGCACGTTTTGCCTTTATTTTAAGATAGACCTCGGTAAGCTTCTCTGCGTTAGGTTCATCTACAATCTCTTCGCTCATTTATTACCTCCACTAAGTGACGAGATCTTAACTTTAATAGCGTTTATTGCTTTAGTCAAGTATTTCTTTGTAAAGGTCAATCATTTTTGTGTGTACGTCAATTCTGTTATCTAACAATGAGTAAACACGTTTCTCTGCATGAGAACCTTGTAGCTGCACAACGGTACATTTATGATCTTGTCCTGACCTGTGTACACGAGCGTTAGCTTGAGCATATGTTTCAAGAGAACTAGTTGGCCCCCACCACACCACAGTGTTTGCGGCTGTTAAAGTGACCCCATGCGCGGCGGCTTGCGGCTGTATAACTAACACTTTAGGATTGTCTTGTTCTTGAAACCTTTTAAATATGTCAGTACGTTTTGGTGCTGATACGTCCCCACGTATGATTTCTGTTGTTATACCTTCGCTACGTAATTTATCTGTCAGTATGTCGATTACATGTTTAAAAGGTACAAATATTAATACTTTTTTACTAGACTCATCCATTACTTCTTTTAATACTTTATAGCGGTGTTTTATATCAAACTCTAATGCATCTCCTTTGTCGGTGTACACTGCACCTGCTGATATTTGTAATAATTTATTCATGTTAACAGCCGCATTTGCCGCTGATATTTGTTCTCCTGCCGCTTGCATTACCATCTTACTTTTTAGTTCTTTGTAGTATTTATTTTGTTGCCGAGTCATTTCTACTTGACGTTTGACATATACCATAGGAGGTAGGTCTAAACATTCTTCTTTAGTAAACCTTATAGCAGGTTGCAATACTCTATGTACGGTCTCGGTAGCTGTATCTTTGGGAACCCATTTGAAGTTAGTTACTTTACGCATTACTTGATCACGAAATGACCCTAAAAATCTAGGTACTTTGTTAGGGTTTACTAACTTAGCTAAACCGTACGCGTCTATAGGACTCTGCGCCGCAGGAGTACCTGTCATCATCCACAACCAAGTGTTAGAATTTATAACCCTATTAAGAGTTTTCCACCTGTTAGTTTGTGGATTTTTGTAATGCGTAGCTTCGTCTACTATTATTAAGTCAAAGCCTCCATTTATTATAGTTTTCTCTACTATGGCTAATCCATCATAATTTATTATTACATACTCAGAACCGTTGTTTATAATCTCCTCACGTTTTTTAGCAGATCCATAAGCTACATCTACCGTACGGTGCATAGCAAATGTAAATAAATCATTACGCCATGCTGAATCCATAATTGATAATGGACATATCACTAACACTCTGTTTATTAAACCTTTGTCTAATAAAAAATCAGATGCCCATATAGCACTAGCTGTTTTGCCTGTACCCTGTTCGTTAAAACAAAAAGACTTTCGGTTAAGTGTTAAAAATGAGGACGTTGTTTTTTGGTGATCAAATGGCGCGTGTTGTCCTGTCCATTGGTATGTGCGTTCTATGGGAGAGGGCGCTTTTATATTTAAGTTCCTAAGTACGTGCGCTTCTTCTATACCCCAATTAACTAATACTTTATTATTTTCTAATTCCTTGCTTTTAGGTATTACTGTGGTAACTTGTTTTGGACTACGTAATCTTAACAATAACGCCTTGTTATCTACTATTTTCATTTATTTCTCCGATGCAAAAAAGTGTGAAATGGGTGTCCACGTCACACGAAAAGTTAATAGCCCTGCTTCGCTTCCCGATAGGGCTAGGTCGGGATGATAGGATAAGCACCTCAAGCTACCTGATTTTGTTGGGTTAAAGGAGAGAATATATAAGCTCCAAAACAATCTAGGGGTAGAGATCGTCCCAAACTATTTATTGACGCATCTAGGTAAGCGTCCACACAAAAAATTATTTTTTCTTTTTGTAATTACGACTTCGATTAGCTGATCTACTTTCTACTCTAACACCATCTTTATTACTACCCCCACGACTCAAAGCTTTGTTATGGCTTACATCTTTACCTTCACGCTTATCAGCCTTACCGTTCTTGTTAACATCTTTACCTTTCTTATCCATCTTGCGCCTAGCTCGTTGTCTTTCCATACGAGCCTTATGCTCTTTAGTACCCTTAGGAGCATTGGTTTGTTTCTTGCGATCTGCTTTATTTTTGTACGGCATTAGTTCCTCCCGTTATATACACACTCAGTCACCACACAGTGACGTTTACACAGGCCACTTTGGTTTGCATTCCATACATTCTTTTCTTGCGCTTTCTCCATACGACTATAATCGGTTAGCCACTTAGTCCACAGGCTCGATGCAACTGTATGTTCATACTCTTCTTTAACTAACTCATCACACACTACAAATACTAAGCCACCACGCACTGTCTCTATATTAGGAAAATGTTTAAACAATGCCATAGCCATTAATTCTAACTGACCTTTATCTGCATACCTAGTGCTCTTACTTGTTTTATAATCTATAGCCCATGCTACCTTATCTTCTTCGTTTAATATAACTAAATCTGCTATGCCTCTCCACCATACATTATCATCAAAGAATCCGCATGGTTCTAAATTTTCTGTAAGCCCCATCTTTAACTCACATAGCTTATCACCTTTTTTGGCGGCAAGAGAATCAAGCACTGCTTTACCATACATAAACTTCTTAGGGAGTGGTATACCATCACGTATGTATTCTTCGGCGGCTAAATGAAAAGCTGTGCCGTAATACATAGCCTCAGTCTCAGGCTCCTTGTAATCTTTTAATATTTTAAGGTGATAAAACTTTTTAGGGCATTGCTCAAAAGATTTTATTTTAGAGAATGACCAAGGTTTTATACTCACTCCTTACTCTCCTCCGTAAGCCTTAATACTTCTTTAGTGGCGCTAAGTATGTTAGGCAATACTTGCCTTAAATTCTCATAAGGTATTACAATTTCTTGTGTATCAATCTCTTTGCCATCTAAAAATCTAGACTGTTCAAAGACTAAAGCATAATCACAATCGCTACTTTGAGCTATAAATATTTTAGTAGACACACCATCTTTATCAAAATCATCAATATCATCTTGTATATAAGGAGTTCTATCTATGTTAATAACTTTACCCATCAGGTTCACAATCTCCGTAGGCTTTAGCTACACCAGACTCGCAATCTAAAGGTAGCCCTTCTGCCCAAGTAGGGGTTTTTCGCATACACGCTTCAATATATATTTGCGCTTCCTTTGCTTCTTCTATTGGCACACAACACGCTATCGAATCGTGTACTGTTAAGACAGGACGGTACTTCTTAGCAATAGCTAACATCTGTTCAGCAATCACACATCGGGCTATGCCTTGACATACATTCTCTACTACCTTGCCACCGTATATCCTAGTTCGGCCTCGTCTTGTTTTATAAGTAAACTCTACGCCCTTTTCATTTTGTTGCCACCGTAAGTCACCATACTTCATAATGAGTCCAGAGGGTAATCTTATCCCACCATACTGATTCGTGACAACAGGCTTTATTATATCATTAGTTCCAAAATTCTGTGTCCGAGCACGAACCAACTCCAGTAGCATGTTCTGACAGTTACGCCATAACACGTTTATCTTCCAATTAGTCTTGCGGTATATTTTTATTACCCTACGAGCCTCGGCAATGTCCATGTGAACTCCCATACCTTTTAACTGCTCAGTAAATCTCACTGCGCCCATACCATATCCTGCGCCAAGTATGGTGGTCTTACCAACAAATCTTTGTTCTTTTGTTACCTCGTCCTCAGGTACGCCATAGATAATAGATGCCATTTTTATATATACATCTTCTTTGTTTGCAAACGCCGCTACTAAATCGTCTTGCCCTGCTAACCATGCAAGCACACGAGCCTCGATCTGAGATGAATCGCAATCTATTATTGTATAGCCTTCTGGAGCAACTATACTCTTCTTTAACTTCTTACCATGTGGTCCTCTACTAGGTAAGTTCTGTAAGTTAATCTTATCATCTCCACCCCATCTACCAGTGTGTGCGGCGTAATACCTTACAGGTACAGGTAGTAGTCCTCGCTTACATATATCTATAAACCTTTGTGTACGAGTTTCTTCCAACGTACTTTTATTACCTAACCGTGCATTTGCTAACGCTTGAACCTTATAATTAGGATGATCAAGTAATTGTTTAAACCCATCATCTGACTTGGCAAAGGCGAATGTACTCTTACCTGTAGTAGGGCTTATCTTCATAGGAGGTGCTACATCCAAGCCTTCTAGCAACTCAGCAAACTTAGGATTGCTCATCAGTTCTGACTTATCTACACCACAAGAAGTTATCAGGTCATCCTTAACTGCCTTAATACTTTCAAGATGTTGTTCTAACAACCCTAAGTCTAGGTCTAGCATAGGTTCAATAAACATACGCAACGTAGTATCAATAACTCTAAGTTCTTGTCTAGGGAAGTTCTTACCCATGATCTTAAACAGTTTGTAGGTCAGCTCTACATCATTAACGCAATAATCGCCGTACTTGTCTAAGGCTTCTTCTGAAAAGGAGTCACGTCTTTTTCCGATAGCGTCGAGTACCTCTGTTCCCTTAAGTCCAATGTCATACCTTTGAGATAACGCATGGAGACTGCCCCCAACTTCGACCCCATGTAAAGCACGGGCAATGCAAAGAGTATCGGTATAGCGGCGAGGATGAACATCGAAACGCCAATTAAGAATGGCACCATCAAACATAGTGTTGTGAGCGAGTAAGACACTATCCGCCCAATTAAAAGTGTGTAAGTACCGCTTAAGTTCTTCATGTGATCCACTGGCCCACTCCGTATTTTCGTTGTTTACTTTTACTCCTACACCCACCACCTCAAATCTAGGGTCGCGTATGTAAGATTCGGTTGTCATTTTTCGTAATGAATATTCTTTATCATAATAAGTTTCAAAATCTACTGTTATTAAATCCATCAACCCCCCACTTTAGTCATCAGCTTATTTAAGTACCACCTAGCCTTTTTCAAATCTTCTAACGACTTACCCTTGTGCTCATACCTCCACAAGTATTTCATACATGCCCCTTTGCAATACCCTTTAAACGCTTCGGGTGTCATTGATGCTTCTATAGCGTCAATACACTCAATACTCCCTGCCGTATAGTGGCTAGGACTGTTTACCATATCCTTAGGACTGTGATCTATGATTGTAGTCTTTATATCTTTAGACATTCTCATATAGTCTTTATCCCAATCATCAGGGTTTGCTTCATCTATGCTCATTGCATATCCTCAAAGTCAAATTCTAATTGTTCCCAACCACCACTACTTGAGATTAGTTCCTTGTTTACAAGAATGTCAGGCACAGTGTGCACGTTGTCCTCGTTTATTATGGAAGCAATGCCTCCTGCTTGTGTTATTTCTGATAAGTTCTTTAGTTGTAATGCAGTAGCTTTGTTATTTCCTGCTTTGCATTCAATACCAAAAAACAAACCATCGTAACACCCAACTATGTCAGGCACTCCGCTCTTACCATAACCACCAGTAGCAGGGAAAAAGTAGTATGCCCCCATGTTTTTTAAGTGCTTAACTACTTTGCTTTTTACTTTCGCTTCGGGAGTCATTGCCATAATAGTTACCTCTTTGTTTTTGTTCCCAAATTTTTTGCTTGTCATTTATTACGAGCACCGCGCCATGACAGATAAAACCCAAAAAACCTAAAAATACTATGCTAAATATTATATTTATTATTTCCTCTAACATAATTAACCCTCTCTTATTTATTTGTTTATCCAAAAAACATTAGCGTCAATCCTCCTTCCTATACCACCTACCTCTTTAGTAGGAGGATTTGGGTCGCATAAAAACAACACCGCTAACCTATCTTGTATCCAATCAGGTAATTTGTCTATAGAATCGTACACACCATTGTCTGGTGAGTCAACACAATCCATACCTAAACATGATATTTCAACGGTATTGTTGTCACTATGTATACACACGCGATGTACAGTAACATTAGAACCATATTTATATGTAAAGCTGTCACTGTGTAACATAAAATATACCTTTGCTGTAACGATAACCAACATTGTGTACATACTCACCTAGATCGGTTATAGAAAGCACAGATAATTTACCCTTAATATCTATTGGCAAAGTATCATCTGTATAAGTAGTAAGATCTCCATCTAGGTTATTGGCATTTGAATCCCACGGACTAGCATTAAGATCTCTGGTAGGTGTTACATCAAATAATTGCTTCCCCCTGCGCTCATGGATACATACACAGTAAAAAGTTACAGGGTTTTTATGGTGCTCCATGTACGGTTCGTAGACGTTACGCATAGTGCTTAGTTGGTTAGAAAACTCTTCCGATAAAAACTGATATTCAGAATCAGCTAAATGAAACAACTCAGTAAATAATTGAGGTAGGTTTTTATAGTGCCCAACACTTTCCGTAAACGGTTTCGTTGCTTCGTGTAAAGCACGTCTGAGAGTATCCTCATGGCTTTTAACACCCTCCGTCACTCCCTCCTTACTGAAGTCTATTATCTCTTTGGCATTGAATGGTGACAAATATCGCTTGGCATTACGCACCGCTATGTCTAGCTTACTTGTCATAGCTATATAATGTTGTTCTCTGAGATAATCATACTTGTTGTTTCGTATTTTGCGTGAATAAACGCAATACATATTTTTGCCATCACCATCTACTTTGTAATCTCCATAGGCTATCCAACCCCAACACCATTCATCTGTGTCTGTATACACATATATCCTATCGGGACGTAGGTTATTCTTTGCGTAGGTCACACCATCTCGTGGATTAAAAACCTTCCCTGCAAACTTGATATAAGGAAATGCTTTACGTACCTCTTTCATAAACATAATAACGTATTGGTTGTTACCGTCTTGGCTTAGTTCATCCTCAGTAAACTCACGTATACCCCTACCATCAACCATATCACCTATCTCACTCACCCTTACTTGTTTTCTCTGATTCATCACTACTCTCCTAGTAATCTGTTGTTATAGTAGTAAACCCACCATGCTTATTGACTAACGTATTTACCTTTCTCCTAAAAGCCTTCGCATCATCGCTTAACTTATGCTCCACCCAAGTATGTGTTTCGTAATCATAAGTTCGTTGACCGTTATCTTGAAGTTGCGCTATACACTCAATGGCTAAATCAACATACAGAGGGTCATCGGGGGTGTGCAATAACTTCAAAAAGTTTGTTTGAGCAGCTTTTTGAGTCTTTAAGTCTTGCCAATATGAATGGTGTGGCGCACTTATACCCAAAATCACACACTTATCCCTGCGCTCTTGCCAATTAGTCGGGGTGTTATCCTCTAACAAAGGCAACATATTCCACATCCACTCACAAAAGTTATTAATAGCTTCTTTGTGTGCTTTTTTGGCTTCTTTATCCACTCTTGGTCGCGGTATGGTATGTTCATCGCCCACCCAAATCCAATCATGTAAAGGGCTAGGTCTAGTTATCTGTATACCACGTTCATCCTTCAAGTCTGTGCGTTTAGGTAAATATCTTTCTACCCATTCAAAGGGTTTTACATCTCTGTTCGGTATTTCAATAAACTGCTTGCCTGATTTACCTACAAAGCCTACATTTTGCGGTAAAAACCTATCTAAGAATGAATATATGGATGTGTGCGCCCACTGACCTACACCATTTTTAATAGTCACAACTTCATAACCTGAGACCAGTTCCCATGTGATACAGTCCTCACATCTGTCACCCCAATCGGTTATGTTTAAAGAATAGCAAGTATCTGATAACTTACTAATGCGCTCGAAAGTTCTAGCGCGGTCTGCCATAGGTCGCACATCTTCTTTCCTACCACGTATAGGTTTTATGCTTTCCCAATGCGCTTCTACATGTTTAAAACTTTTTAACTTAACATCATACATAGCCATATCTTTATCTCCTTATCCTTGTAATATTCTTGCCCACGCTTGCGCTAGGCGTTCTCTGTCATCGTCTATCCAAGCAAATTGCTTTCGAGCTTCTGCACTAGCATGTGAGGCTCCAGAGTTCATACTGTCTAGTTTGTACTTCACAGCTTTCTCCACTTCCTCTACTGCTGTATCCCACTCCATTCGGCGTTTCAAAAAACTATCAAAGTCATCCATCACATATCCTCCAGTCTTATGTGTACTGCTTTACCTGTGCTTGGCACAGCTTCCTTGTGATCTAAGATTGCCCACAATACTGGACATTCCCAATCACCCCAACTACCAAACAAGTAACCGTCTGTCAATACAATGGTCGCTTGTGGTTTGATGTTGTTCTCTTTCATGTATTCGGTAACACATACAACGTCCGTGCCACCACCTCCACGCGGCTTGGTAGACTGCATTAGCTGATCTAGTTCGTGCATACCGTACACTTCATCGCGTACTACCGTACAACCCCAATACAGTATGCGCACCTTGTCGGGTCTTACCGTGTCACATATACATTTGACCTCAGTAAGCATGGCTGTCAGAGCGCGTTGCTCCACCGAACCTGATGTATCAATAGCTAGTACCAACTCATTGACCTTTTCACTAACACCACTTGGCATGTAGATACCCTGACTCATTAGCCTACGGTTAGGTCGAGAGTATGTAGAGTAGTCATTACCCACACACGTAGCATAAATAAACTCACGCAACACCTCACGCCAATCGACTTGAGGCTGTAACAGTTCATCGAGTGACCTTGCTTGATTTGCGCCCATCTTACCTGCTGACATAGCACCCTGACGTATAGCCTCGTCAATATCTCTAGCTAGATCACGCTGTTCATCAGCGGATAGTTCTTGCGCACCTTCAAAATCGTGCTCATCAAAACCACCATTGGTATCTAAAACACCGCTGTCGGTGTCACCTCCTGACTCGTTATCCTGTTTCTTCTTGCGTAGTATCTTGAACACTTGAGCTGTATCCATACCTCGGTACTGCTCATCGACTAGCCCACCTTCGGGTAGTTCGGCAAACCGTACACCCCTTTCATCGGGTGGGTTCTCGTCTAAGATTTCAAGGTTGATAACATAGTCCATAGCCATGTTTGCAAGTTGAGCGTCAATCTCCCATAAGTGTTTCCACGTATGAAGATGTCGATACATCTTGTGTTTGTTCTCGTGAAGAGCCAAACCACGTAACTTAGCATCATTGATACCCTTGACAAACTCACGTCCATACTTCTCATCACGTCCATTGGTACATGCGGTAGGTATACTCTCATCAATAACCTTGTCACCGATCATCAGCACCCCTGCTAACGCTGTGTACTTTTGTTCGCTGATAATAGCGACTATAGCTTTCTCTAGCCGTTGCTCCTCAGTCAACACTCCATTAAGTGTAAGCATTGTTACTCTCCTTACTTGTCAGCAGAAAACATGTAATTGTTTTGCATAGCCCATTCGGTGAATAGTTTGTTACTCATCACCAGTGACCGATGCGCGTAGGTATTAGCACGTACACCGTTGGCAAACATACCTTGCGCTTCCTTACTTAGTCGGGGTAGGTATTGCATGAATGGTGTGATCGTATCTTTAGCCATGTTACCTAGCGCACGATACACCACCATACATACTGCCGAGGCAGAGTCAGGTACTTTGGCGTTGGTTGGATCTTGCTTGATAGATTCCCATGATGGTAGTTGATCAGCCAACTTGACGAATGCCACCAAGTCCATAGCACCACGATCACCGATAGTACCCATGAGTAAAGCTGTTAGGCTGTGATCATCAAACATGTGCCTCTCCTTGAGTATGTCACTAGCGGCTTCCAATGATCTTGGCGTAACAAAAGCTGTACGCTGTGCTAGGGGGTGGTTGATGTATGGATTGTCATCGGGGTTCTTCACATCCTCAAAGCCCTGTAGTATCTGAGGGAACTCACGTACGAATCCCAATACACTAGGCTCCCATTCGTGATTGATACCATACTCAATCAACTCGTCACTGGTAGACTTACGCGCACGTAGTATGACCATGCGATTACGTGCATGAGGTGGAATAGTATCGCCAACACCCTCTCCACCGAGGTTAGCCGTAGCAAACTGTATGCTACCTTCTGGCAATTTCTTCGTGCCCACTGTGCGCTCTAGCATAGTAACAAGTGTACCGTTCTTGACTGATTGGTTAGCCTTTGACCATTCATCCCACATAATAATCAACGGCTTGCCGTGGTGAATACCGAACTCTTCATTGGGTAAGTATGTGACGTACCCCTCGGTGGTGTTGAGTGATGGTATGCTCAAGTCACCCAGATCTTTGGTAACACAGTTGAAGTAACAGGGTACATGGTTAGGGAACTTATCCGATAACATCTTTAGTAGTGATGTCTTACCATTACCCATATGCCCTTCGACTAGCACACATCGCTTGTGACCTACCGCACCAATAGCTTGAGCTATCTGGGTAAGCCCCATTTCATACATTTTACTTGCTTTCATCATTTACTCCTTATCGTTTTGTTATAACATGTTATAACTTTCTAATATGCGACCCTTGCGAGTCACGACTTGGTAATACGCTACGCGAGGGGTTCGACCCTTCGGTATCCGCATTTCTTTGTAGTGTTTGGTGCGCTTGTAGTTGCGCACACGTAACACCGCTTGACCGTAACTATTCACCGACTCTCTCCTTAGTCTTGACAATCGACACATCCCTTACGTGTCCAGTCAAAAGTACACTGTTCAGTTAGTGGCGTTTCTTCTTCACACTCCACCCACTCTGTATCCATAATATCTGGGTGGTCGAAATCATAGACAGCCTCACCCATTATGCACTCTGTATCGGCACTATCTTTTACAGTCAGCTTTACTCTCGCGTACATTATCTTAGCCATGATTAATCTCCTCATATTTTCTGAGAGCTTCTTGAACAATAATAAACATTTTTATATCCATCCACGCATTTTGGATATCATCTGTTGGCTCATCTGCAAACTCAACCTCTCTTGTTATGACATCGTCTATTATTTTAACTTGATCAGAAATAGCCATCGAACATATACTTATTACTTCATCTTTGTTTTGGGCGTATCCTTTATAGTAAGCAAACTCAACTATCTTAAGTAATGCGTCAGATAGCCCGATACCTTCTTCGTTTTCACGCATAACGTTGCATTCTAAGAGTACTTCTTCAATGTCCATGATTACATCTCCAGTGATGGTAGTGTTGCGATAACTTTGTCCACCGCACGTTTGGTTTCGGCACGGAGAAACGCATCTTCACGCAATGCGTCAGGCGTTATTCCACGTAGCGTATCCTCTAGCTTCATAGCCATCGCAGTCATCTGCCGGTCATTTGTAACATTACACACGTTAAGTAGTTCTACTATGTCGGTCACGTTGTCAACCAAAGTATCACGAAAGATCTTCTTAGTATCACCCTTGGCGTAGTCTAAACGCTCAGACATATTACTCAGCACTTTGTAAGTGCGTTGCCATACGTCATTCATAGCAGAGTGCAGTTGCCTGTTGTAATACTCATTGTAATGATCTTCGAGTACTTGCTTCTGGTCGTTGCCTACATCCACACGAAAGTCACCCGCATCTGGCAATGGTATGTAAGATATGTTGAACGCGAACTTGCGAGAGATAGATTCTGTGGTCGGGTAATCGTCACGTACAAACAGATTACCTAGTCGTGCTTGCGCCCTGCTGATCTCCCAATCATAGTTGCTGATAAATGACTGTGCCATACCCTCGAACTCGTTTTGTAGCTCAGTCATCTGTTGGTGATATTTGAAATATGACTCTGTCGGTAGTAACCGCATACCTGTATCGCTCCACGGCATTGTGGATTTGTAGTGTGTGTTGCGCGCGTTGGCGGTGAATTTGTGTATGGCAGTCAGCTCGTCACAGTTACCTAGTAACTTCTTATTGACTGATGCCGTACCTTTCTCTGCCCAGTTTTGATCAGTCACTTCGACTGATGCTGTCTTGTCCTTCTTGCGACCTGTCCATTGGCTAACCTGTAACTCTACTAGCATGGCGCTAGACCCGATAGATGGTGCTTCGACTTTAGGTGTTACGCTTGTATTGTTCATCTTCTTCTCCTTATCGTGTTAGTAAAAGGTATATGATTGCCCATAGGCTAGTAACGCAACCTAGTATTACAATCAACTCAGTGCCCACTTGTTTAAAGGCTCGCCAAAACTCTACCTTACGCATCTCGCGCTTGGTTACTATCTTGGCTTGTCTGTCCCACAGTCTGATGTCTCTCACTTCTCTTCTCCTTGCGTTTGTCTCCAGTAGTGTTTGAGTTGAGCGTCTAGCCCTGAGGTGATGGTATTTATCTTCTTGGCGCAATCTCTCAAGTTGTGATATCCATATGGGACTTCTTCTTTTTCCATAGCGAGTTCTCGCGCTCGTTCTTCTACAAAGGTTTGCCATTCATTGCTCATGTCTATATTCCTTGTCGTTTTGTTATAACACGTTATAACATTTTGAGTTGTGGTAACAAGTTACCGTGTAAAAGTGGACAGGATAAATCTCTCAGCCACATTACCATTATACAGGAGTGACAGCTTATGTCAAGTTATGGGTATACGTGTCAGGGAGTGGGGAGAAGTGTATTGTAATGTATTGTAATGTAATGTTACATAGTTGTGGTCGGTAAGTCATTGATATATCTACAATGTTACAAAGTTACATTTTACAGGGGAAAATAGGTCGCTCGATCACCCCCAAATAAATTTGTAACAATGTAGAAAATTCTATGAGAGTTAAATACTATTTTGAAAATGTAACATTATAAGTATGTATTAATAAAAACATATAAATAGATAAGATCTGATACTTTGACTATGGCAAACCTGCACAAACCTGCACATTATCTGATACGATAACGCACTAAAATATAATGTTACATTTTGCCCTTAAATTTTGTAACATTATGTAACATTAGGGGGGGTATTTTGTAACATTGTATATTTATCAACGACTTACGTTGTAACAAAAGGCTCAACGCGAAGCTGGAACTGGTATCACAATGTTATAACGTGTTATAACAAAAGGCTCAACGCGGACTAGGAACTGGTATCGTAGGTACTTTTTGATGGGCGAAAAAAAAGCCCCACCGAAGTGGGGCATATTTGGTTAGTGAATTGGATCTGGTTGAAGTAGTGCGACAATCTTAGCTCTTAACTTGCTAATCTCCAGAGCGGTATCTTCTGGCAGATTGTTAAGACACCAATTCTGGAGGTCGGTCTCTTTCTTGATTGCCTTCATCGCTAGTGCATTCGCCTCATCAACTACCTTATCGCCAGTCTTTGGCATAGATGGTTGCTGTGGTGCTCTCTCTGTTTTGGGCTTTGGAATCTGCCTATTCTTTAGATCGCGTTTAAACGCTGACATATAAGCACCGATGGATTGTTGAACCTCGCGTTTGTCTATCTTACCTTGATCACTTAGCGCCTTAGTAGATGCGCCCAATAGATTGCGTTTAGTAGCACTAAACCCTGACACCACGGCATCTTTCAATGCGTCATATAGTTCGGTGGTAGCTGTAGATTCGCCAGATTTACCATTGGGACTAATAAAGTCTGTCCAAAACATACCATCAGCAATCAACTGATCAACTGCCTTGGTCTGTATACCTTCAGACTTGATAGCTAATTTAACTGCGTTACTTATTGATTCCTTGCCTTTGTTAGTCAGGCGCGTAGGTACTGCTCTTACTTCATTTATATATGTACTCATGTTTATATACTCTTTAGTTATTTACACTTCAACGTTATTGCTGAAGATGGTCACATAATAACAAGTTTACACATAAATACAATAGATAGCTTACAGAAAGTTATAACATGTTATAACAATCGACAATCTGACACTATTCGATACCTACCCCCTCCCCACCCCCCGCGCGACACATATGGGACTCTGTCAGTCTATATATTACTAATTCACACAAACAAATCGTATTTTTATGAGTTCAGACCCCCACCCCCTCTATATAAGAAACCCCCCACCTTGTTTTTGAAACACAATTGTAAAAAATTTTTTGTACAGTTATTCTGGGTTTAGGAGCTGCTATGAACGGTATTGATAGAACTAGTAACTCTAGCCATGTAGGACGTATAGGCGAGTTTTTTGCCATGTACATACTAGAAAAAAATGGTATAGAGTGTCACCATGTCGATAGATCCGGCATAGATTTGTGGTGTCAGTCTTATAACGATGCTATGTTTACAGTACAAGTGAAAGCAGCTAACGTATGTATTATGAGCACTAATAAAGGTAACAAACTTAGATACGTGTACAATTTACGATCTAAAAAAATAGCCGACTTTTATGTGTTTGTAGCTTTAGATATAGAAAGATTACTAGTTAGAAGTACAGAAGAACTAGGATGTAAAAAGTCTATTCAACTACACCCAAACCTATTTAATGCAGAGTCCCAAGCAGGTGGTATGGAAACTCTTTGGAACTTTACAAAGGAAAATGCTCGCTAAGTATAAAAGGATATGGTACAAATGCGCTTACGGTGAATAACCTGCAAATAAAATATGACTTTACAACTAGAACCAGAGTTAGGTGTACCTATTTCAGATAAAATTTTACGTGTCGATCTAAAAGAACGCGTAAAATCAGCGGCTAACACCTCTTTAGAACTAGCAGAACACGATTTAGATCTAGAACCTACTAAGGATGATAAAGATGTAGCTGCTAAATTAGCTATAGCTTATGCAGACGACCCCGAAACTACCTCTAAAAAGGTAAACAATACCCGTGCTTCTACCCTAACACCTGCCTCATTGGTGTTAACTAACAATATTTTGCAAGAGTTTGGGCAATCAGTGGTAGATAGTGCCCTACAAGTACGCCATTTAGTGACTAATAAGTTGTTATTAGAGACAGAAAACCCTGATCCACGGGTAAGAATCCGCGCATTAGAGCTTTTAGGTAAAGTTTCTGATGTTGGTTTGTTTGCAGAGAAGTCAGAAATGGTAATAACACACCAATCAACGGATGATTTAAAGGCAAAGTTACGTGATAAGTTAGAAAAGTTAGTAAACCCTCCTGAAGAAATAGAGGAAGCTATAATTATTGATGGTGAACCTCTTGACGTAGACACGGAATTAGATTCTAACGGCGAAGAATACGATGACTAAACATAGTAAAGAATTTTCTGAAGAAGAAATACAAAGAATGTTAGACAATCTGGATGCTTTTAGCCAAGAAGAGGTAATAGAGATTAACCGCTTGGTAGATGAACTAGCTATTCGCAGAGAAAACGCTTTGGCATACAATGATTTAATTGAATTTTGTAAAAGAATGATGCCAGAATTCTTAGTAGGCAAGCACCACAGGATATTAGCTAACATGTTAATGTCTATAGAACAGGGAAACAAAGACAGGGTATGTGTAAACATACCACCACGTCATGGCAAGTCTCAATTAGTATCTATTTTCTTTCCTGCATGGTATTTAGGCAGAAATCCCGACAAAAAAGTGATGATGGTGTCTCACACAACAGATTTAGCTGTAGATTTTGGACGAAAAGTGCGTAATCTTATCTCTACCGCTGATTATAAGACCATATTTCCTACTGTAGCCCTTGCTGTAGACTCTAAATCAGCAGGAAGGTGGAATACAAACTCAGGTGGAGAGTATTATGCCTGTGGTGTTGGCTCTGCGCTAGCTGGTAGGGGAGCAGATTTATTACTTGTAGATGATCCGCACTCTGAGCAAGACGTGATTAACGGAAACTTTTCGGTATTTGAGAAAGCATACGAGTGGTACACGTTCGGTGCTCGGACACGACTAATGCCCGCAGGTAAAGTAGCAATAATACAAACTCGTTGGCATATGGACGACCTGACGGGACGTGTTGTTAAAGATATGGCGCAAAATGAGAGATCTGATCAGTTTGAAGTAATTGAATTTCCTGCTATATTAGAAGTAGAAGACAAAAAAACTAAAAAACCTGTGGAGAAACCGTTATGGCCTGAGTTTTTTGATTTAGAGGCACTAAAACGCACAAAAGCGTCAATGCCTGTATTTCAATGGAACGCACAATACCAACAGCAACCCACCGCCGAAGAGGCTGCTTTAGTAAAAAGAGAGTGGTGGAATATATGGGAACAAGATAGGCCACCGTCTTGTGAATATATTATAATGTCTTTAGATGCGGCGGCAGAAAAACACAACCGAGCGGATTATACAGCATTAACTACGTGGGGGGTATTCCTAAATGAGGAGACTTCTGCGTATAATATAATATTGCTAAACAGTATAAAAGAGCGTATAGAGTTCCATGAGCTAAAAGAACTGGCTATGCAAGAGTATACAGATTGGGAACCAGACTCGTTTATAGTAGAAAAAAAGAGTTCTGGTGTTGCATTGTATCAAGAAATGCGACGAATGGGATTACCTGTGTCGGAGTACACTCCTCATAGAGGGTCGGGGGATAAGTTAGCACGTTTAAACTCCGTATCTGACATGGTGCAATCAGGGTTAGTTTGGGTTCCGCCCTCTAGATGGGCAGAAGAAGTGGTAGAAGAGATAGCGGGGTTTCCGTTTATGAGTCACGATGACTTGGTAGATTCTACTGTAATGGCATTAATGAGGTTTAGACAAGGTGGGTTTGTACGTTTACCTACGGATGAGCCAGAAGATATTCAATATTTTAAGCAGCGAAGAGGCGGCTACTATTAAGAGGCTAGGTCATGGCGATTGAAAAAGGTATATATTCTGCTCCCAAAGGAATAGAAGAAGAAATAGATATAGCATCGGCAGATAAAACAGTCGATCAAGAACTAGAAATTGAAATTGTAAATCCCGACATGGTTACTTTAGATGATGGTTCTGTAGAAATTACTATTTTACCTACAAATAACATCATGGGAAGTTTTAGTAGTAATATTGCTGAAGAGTTAGATGAAGATGTACTAGCTGTGTTAGCTGATGATTTATCAGGAATGGTATCTTCTGATGTAGATAGTCGAAAAGATTGGGCTGACACATACGTCAAAGGGTTGGATATTGTAGGATTTAAGTACGAAGAGCGTACTGAACCTTGGGATGGTGCTTGTGGAGTAAACTCTACTGTGCTATCTGAAGCAGTTATCCGTTTTCAAGCGGAGACTATGAGTGAGACATTTCCCTCATCTGGCCCTGTAAGAGTAAAAATACTAGGCGAAGAAACAAAAGAAAAAGAAGAAGCTGCTAACCGCGTTAAAGCTGACATGAATTACCAACTAACTGAAGAAATGGTTGAGTATCGTCCTGAACATGAGCGTATGTTGTATAGTCTAGGACTTGCAGGATCAGCGTTTAAGAAGGTTTATTTTGACCCTAACATTGGTAGGCAAGTAGCTGTATACGTTCCAGCAGAAGACGTTATTGTGCCTTATGGGGCTTCTAATATAGAGTCTGCCGAACGTGTAACTCATGTCATGCGTAAGACTAAAAACGACATACGTAAGCTACAATTAAGTGGTTTTTACCGCGATATAGATTTAGGTGAACCAGAATCATTTCATACTGACATTGAAGAAAAGAAAGCTGAAGACGGTGGTTTTTCTTTAACAGATGATGATCGTTATTCTTTATATGAGATACATGCAGATTTAACTATTGATGGGTTAGATGATGGCGATGATGTAGCTAAACCTTACATTGTTACTATGGAGCGTGGATCTAACGAAATATTGTCTATAAGACGTAATTGGAACGAAGATGACGAGTTGATGTTAAAGCGTCAACACTTTGTACATTATGTATATATTCCCGGATTTGGTTTCTACGGTCTTGGTCTGATCCACATAATTGGTGGGTATGCTAGAGCAGGAACCTCGCTCATACGACAGCTAGTAGATGCTGGTACATTGTCAAATCTTCCGGGGGGTCTGAAGGCTCGCGGACTACGAATTAAAGGCGATGATACTCCTATAGAGCCGGGAGAGTGGAAAGATGTAGACGTACCATCTGGCAGCATTAGAGAGAATATAATGCCGCTTCCATACAAAGAACCAAGCCAAACATTACTTGCGTTACTTAATCAAATAACTACTGAAGGCCGCCGTCTAGGTGCTATTAGTGATATGGACATATCTGATATGTCTGCTAATGCTCCTGTGGGAACTACACTAGCGTTGTTAGAAAGAACTCTAAAACCTATGGCTGCGGTACAAGCTCGTGTCCATTATGCCATGAAGCAAGAGTTTAAAATGCTTAAAAATATAATGGCGGAATACGCTCCTGAAGAATATGATTACCAGCCTTCACGAGGTGAAATATCTGCGCGTCAAGCAGACTATATGATGGTTGATGTAATACCTGTTAGTGATCCTAACAGCTCTACTATGGCTCAACGTGTAGTACAGTATCAAGCTGTATTGCAGATGTCTCAACAAGCTCCGCAGATATATAATCTGCCGCAACTGCATCGTCAAATGATAGAAGTCATGGGTATAAAGAACGCAGACAAACTTGTACCTACAAAAGACGATACAGCACCTACAGATCCTGTAAGCGAAAATATGAACGCGCTAACTGGTACCCCCATAAAAGCGTTCTTATATCAAGACCACGAAGCACACATTGCTACGCACCAAGCGTTTATGCAAGACCCTATGGTTGCACAAACTATTGGACAAAACCCACAAGCACAACAGATTATGGCATCTCTAAATGCGCATATCGCAGAGCATCTTGGGTTTAGATACCGTAAACAAATGGAAGAAAAGTTAGGCGCTACATTACCACCACCAAACGAAGAGTTGCCAGAAGAAATTGAGATTCAATTAGCACGGCTCGTTGCCGAAGGTGGCAAGCAGCTTACTCAACAACATCAACAAGAAGCAGCGCAAAAACAAGCGCAAGCACAACAGCAAGATCCTATGTTCCAGCTACAACAAGCAGAACTACAGGTTAAGCAACAAGAAGTACAACGTAAGGCTCAGAAAGATCAAGCCGATACGCAAGTTAAACAAGCAGAACTTCAGCGAAAGACCCAAAAGGATCAAGCTGATGCAACTATAGATCTAGAACAACTCAAGCTTGATAGGCAAGAGTTGGAAATAGATGCCCAGAAAGCGGGCGCAAAACTAGCTGCGGACAGAAGAGTGGCTAGCAATAAACTTGACCTTGATCTTATGAGAGAGGTTACTAACAAACGTAAGGAATAAGTATGGCTACTACCGTCTTTGACGTGCTAACAAAACAAATCGAGGATGCTACATTCTCAGCAAAAGAGTTTCTTGAAAATGGTTCGGCTACAGATTACGCGAACTATCGAGAAGTGGTTGGTTTGATACGAGGTCTTCAAACTAGCTTATCTTTCGTAAAAGACCTTTCGCGAAATTATATGGATGATGACAATGACTGATTTAACACCAAACCCCGAAGTAATTGAAGAAGAGTTAGAACATCAAATACCTATTCCTGTAGGTTATAGGATTTTGATAGCAATGCCTGAAGTAGAAGATACTTACGGCGATAGCGGAATTATCAAATCAAGTAAGGAAATGCATCACGATTATATTATGTCTACTATTGGACTTGTATTAGATATAGGTGGACAAGCTTATTCGGATAAAGACCGTTTCCCTGATGGCCCTTGGTGCAAGGTAGGAGATTATGTCATGTTTCGTGCTAACACAGGAACAAGATTTAAAGTAGGTGGTGTCGAGTATCGGTTAATGAATGATGACTCGGTTGAAGCAATAGTTAACGATCCTCGTGGCGTTACACGAGTGTAAGGAGAATAACATGGGATTTCAAAAAGTTGAGTATAGTTTTCCTGATGAAATTGAGGATAAGAAACCAGAAATTGAAGTAGAAAAATCTACTGCGGTAGAGATTGATTTATCTGGTAAACAACCTAAAGAAAAACTTGTCGAAAAAACACCTAAGGAAGAAGAGTTGGAAATTGAAGTTGTAGATGATACTCCGAAAGCAGATAGAAATCGTACACCTTCTAAACCTCCTGAAGATGTTACGGACGAAGAGTTAGAAGATTATTCTGAAAAAGTTCAAAATCGTATTAAACATTTTAGCAAAGGTTATCACGATGAACGTAGGGCTAAAGAACAGGCTTTACGTGAACGACAAGAGCTAGAAAGTTTTGCTAAAAAGTTAGTTGATGAAAACAAAAACCTAAAAAGCAATGTAGAAAAAAATCAGGAAGCGTTGCTTGAACAAGCTAAGAAAAACTCAGCTATAGAAATGCTTTCTGCCAAACGTTCATACAAACAAGCGTATGAAGCTGGAGACGCAGATAAATTAATAGAGGCGCAAGAAAAACTAACTAATGCCAAAATAAAAGCAGATAAGTTATCTAATTTTAAAGCTGAGCCTTTACAAGAAGAAAAGAATGAGGTACAAATACCTACACAAGAGTCCGCCCCCAAGACTGTTGTTGACTCTAGAGCCTCAGAATGGGCAGAAAATAACCCGTGGTTTGGTTCTGATAAAGAAATGACAGGTTTTGCTATGGGGCTGCATGAACGACTTGTTGAAGAGGGTGTAGACCCTGCTAGTGATGAATACTACGAGACTATTAATACTCGTATGCAGAAAGTGTTTCCCGAAAATTTCGGGGATGAGCCAGTAACAAAGACGAAACGGCAAGCAAATGTGGTTGCACCCGCTACGCGGAGCACCTCACCTAAAAAGGTGAAATTAACGCAGACACAAGTAGCTATTGCTAAAAAACTTGGAGTTCCACTGGATTTATACGCCAAAAAGGTTGCTGAAGAGATGAGGAAAATATAATGGCTGAGAACAGATTAAACCGTGAATTAGAAACCCGTGAAAAAACAACGCGTAAACAAGCTTGGAGTAGACCAGAAGTATTACCTTCCCCTACACCTGAAGCTGGATACGCTTACCGTTGGATTCGAGTAGCTACACAAGGCAGTGTCGATGCCACTAATGTTTCTTCAAAGTTACGTGAAGGTTGGGAGCCTGTAAAAGCGTCAAACCACCCAGAAATTACTTTAGTTACAATTGAAAATGATCGATTTAAAGATAATGTAATTATTGGTGGATTAATGTTATGTAAAGCTCCTAGCGAAATGGTTGACGAACGTACAGAATATTATGAGGGACAAGCTAAGTCTCAAATAGAATCTGTAGATAACAACCTTATGCGAGAGAGTGATGCTCGTATGCCGCTGTTTAATGAGCGGAAAACGAAAGTTACCTTTGGTAAAGGAACTTAATTTAATTTTTATAAAGGATAGATATTATGGCTGCTACAGCTTCCCCATACGGGCTTGTTCCCGTACGTAAAGCTGACGGTACACCTTATGCAGGTGCCCGTGATGCTTTTCTTATTACTCCTGCTGGTGTAGCTCAGAACATTGGCTACGGTTCTATTGTTGAAATAAATGCAGGATATGTGCAACTCGCTTCTGGTACTGGCGCAGATGCAACTACTAACAATTTGGGGGGCAGCAGTATTGGCGCTCTAGGTGTGTTTGTTGGTTGTGAATACGTCAATTCTGAAGGGCAGTTGATTTTTGCTCAGTATTACCCTTCAGGCACTGCTAATGCTACTGCTTACGTGGTAACTGACCCCGGTGTAACCTTCCAAGTACAGGCTGATGGAGCTATTGCTCAGACTGCTTTGGGACATAACGCCCCTTTGACTGGCGCACAGCATGCAACTACTTCTGTAAATACGACTACTGGTAAGTCTAATGTTGCATTGGATGCTACTACTGCTACCGCTACTAAGGCGTTTAAAGTAATTGGTTTTGTAACCAAGACTGGTTCTGCCATTGGAGACGCTAAGACTGATGTTTTAGTTAAATTTAACCTACCGTACCATCAAATGGGTACCGGCATTGTAGGAGAATAATTATATGGCTATTTCGAGAAGTCAATTACTTAAAGAGCTACTCCCCGGATTAAACGCATTGTTTGGTTTGGAGTACGCTAAATATGGCGAAGAGCACAAAGAGATTTTCGAGACTGAAAGCTCTGACCGTTCTTTTGAAGAAGAAACTAAACTGTCTGGTTTTGGCTCTGCCCCAACCAAGTCAGAAGGTTCTGCAATTGAGTACGATAACGCGCAAGAAGCTTTCACTGCACGATACACGCATGAAACTGTTGCTATGGGTTTCGCAATTACTGAGGAAGCAATCGAAGATAATTTGTATGACTCCTTATCTGCTCGTTACACTAAAGCATTAGCTCGCGCTATGGCTTACACCAAGCAAGTTAAAGCGGCTACAGTTCTAAATAATGCTTTTGCTACTACTACCTATGGAGACGGAAAAGTACTTTGTGCTACCGATCACCCTCTAGTTAGCGGCGGAACTAACTCAAACCGTCCAACGGTTGCATCTGACCTTAACGAAACTTCTTTAGAAGCTTCTGTTATTCAGATTGGCGCTTGGACTGATGAGCGTGGTTTGAAGATCGCTGCACAGCCTAAAAAACTCATTATCCCATCAAACTTGCAATTTGTTGCAACTCGTTTGCTTGAGACTGAGGGGCGTGTTGCCACTGCGGACAACGACATCAATGCTCTACGCAACAACGGCGCTATTCCACAAGGATATGCGATTAATCATTATCTAACCGATACTGATGCGTGGTTCTTGATGACTGACGTACCTAACGGCTTAAAGCACTTTACTCGTTCCCCAATGGCTACATCTATGGATGCAGACTTTGACACTGGTAACAGTCGTTATAAAGCTCGTGAGCGTTATTCATTTGGCGTTTCTGATCCACTGGGTATCTTCGGATCTCCGGGGGCGTAAGGTAACGTGTTTTACTAAGGGAGCTTCGGCTCCCTTTTTTATGTTTGACGTAAAGACAGATACTGTGATATGTTCTTTTTATATCGGGAAACAATCCGGTGAATCTGACAGGCCCGACTGACGACATGTAGACAGATTTGCTTTAACTCACATGTGAGAACTATATTATGGCTAATACTACATTTAATGGAGCAGTACGCTCCGAAAACGGTTTCCAAGTAATTTCTAAAGCCGCTGATACTGGCGTGGAGACTACAAAATCAACTATTGACTCTAGCGGTAACTTTACTACTGATGGCGCAGTCGCTGACCATAAACAAGTAATTCGTCAAACAACCTACACTGACTGGAACGATGCTGCTCTTACACTTACTACTTCTGCAAACGGAGCAGTAATTTTATTTGATAAAGATGAGGCTACTACAGTCACACTACCAGCAGTTACTGCTTCTGACATCGGTGTGCAATTTATTTTTGTTGAAACTGTGGCTTCTGACAACCTAAGGTCTGTTGTTACTGCTTATGACAATGATTATCTTGTTGGTGGTGTGCAACTAGGTACTACAGCCGCAGAAAATGGAGCTAAAGGTTTTATTCCAACAGGTGGAACTGACACAACTATTAAGTTTGATGATAATCTAGCTAACGGTGCAGGTTCTTTAGGCTCTACTGTAACTCTAACAGCCGTGCTTACAGGTAATACTGGCGCAGGTGGTGGAGCTAAGTTGGCTTGGTTAGTAACAGGTTCTATGGGTACAGCAGACGACAATTCTACTGGCGCAGCAATCTTTGCATAATAGGAGACTATCATGGGATCATTTAGCTCCGATGTACAGGCTATAACAAAAGCTGGAAACCAAACTGTAGTGTTGGGTGTAGGCCCCGCTCGTATACGTCAGATACAGATAGTTGGCGCTGCTAGCGGTACAGGAAGTCTTGTTGTTAAAGATGGCGCAGGTGGTTCTACTGTTCTTACTATGACAATTCCTACATCCGCAGCCACAGTGCATTCTATTAACATACCCGCAGATGGTATACGTTGTACAGACGATCCACAGTTAGTTTTGGGTGATGGAATAACTCAAGTAACTGTGTTTTATGCGTAAGTATTATAGAAAAGGTGGCGGAGTGGGCATGAAAGGTATGTCCATTAAAAGTGGTGATAAGCGCCCCACTAAATCTGGCGCGGGTATGACCAAAAAAGGCGTAGCTAAGTATAGAAGGAACAACCCCGGATCTAAGTTACAAACCGCGGTTACTGAAGACAAACCAACTGGCAAGCGAGCAAGTAGACGAAAGTCTTATTGCGCTCGTTCTGCTGGACAAATGAAAAAGTTTCCTAAAGCAGCTAAAAACCCTAATTCAAGGTTGCGGCAAGCTAGGAGACGGTGGAAATGCTAGGAGAATATCGTGGCTAATAGTAGAAGTGCAATGTCAAAACAAGTGAGTACTGGTAAAAAATCAAAAGATTATTCAAAAATGACCCCTGAAGAACAGGCTAAATTTGAATTTGATATTATGACTCAAAACTTAAACCTCAGCCCTAAAGAAAAAGCGGCTAAAAAGAAACAGGAGCAAGAAATGAAAATGAAAGACAAAAAAATGCCCAAGGCTATGCCTAAGTATCAACGAGGGATGATGGTCGGAGGAAGAAAAGAGATTAGGGAAGCTGACGCACCAGAGTCTGGCCCTATTAGAGGTTTGGGAGTACCTCGAAGGAAAAACCCTAAAGGGCCAGCTCCTTATGATGACTCTGGAATTGGATTAGGTACAGGGCCAAAGCCTCCAACGGGTGGCCCAATGCCCCCAAAGAAAAAACGCGCTCCTATGGGTAAAGGTAGAGGCCGAGGTAGCAAGATGCCTATGATGAAGCACGGCGGTAAAGTTCGCGGATGTGGTATAGCAAAACAAGGTGTCCGTAAGGCTAAAATGGTAACAATGAAGGGTTCATAATGCGTAGGTATTATAAATCTGGCGGAAAAATATGTGCTAAAGGTAAGGCTTGGGCTAAACGAACTTTTGATACATATCCTTCTGCATATGCAAACATGGCGGCTTCAAAATACTGTAAAGATCCTAATTATGCAAAGGGATCAAAAGGTAAGAAGTAATGGGCGACCTTAAAAAATGGGTAGACCAAGACTGGGTTAGAATCGGTACAGACGGTAATATTAAAGGTAAGTGTGGTACGTCTAAAGATAAAAAAAACCCAGACAGATGTTTACCTAGAAGTAAAGCACAATCGCTTAGTAAAGGTGAAAGAGCGTCTACAGCCAAAAAAAAGAAACGCGCAGGAGCAAAAGGAAAAACGGTAGTAAAAAATACAAAACCCGCTACTGTCAAATTGCGCGAAGGTGGGCTTGCTAGAGGCAAACGGTCTATTGCTAAAGGGTGTGGACAAGTAATGAGCAATAGACGTAAAAAAACACTTTATGTTTAAGGTATAAACAATGCGTAAAAAATACGGTAAGACTAAAGAAATAACTAAACGGCAGAAAGAAACACTTAAAAAACATTCTGTACGTCATAGCAAAAAACATATGTCTAAAATGAAAAAAGCTATGCAATTAGGAAAGACTTTTAATCAAGCCCACAAAGACGCTATGAAAAAAGTAGGTAAATAATGACTACATCAGGTACTACTGCATTTAACATGGAGTTTACAGAAATTGCTGAAGAGGCATTTGAACGCGCAGGGCGTGAAATGCGTTCAGGGTATGATCTAAGAACTGCTAGAAGGTCTATGAATTTGTTAACTATAGAGTGGCAAAATCGTGGAATTAATATGTGGACTATAGATAATGGAACTGTAGATCTTGTAAAAGGCCAAACTACTGCTTATGACCTTCCTACAGATACAGTGGATTTGTTAGAACACCAAATACGAACTAATCAAGGCAATACAGCTACTCAGTCTGATCTTACTATAAGTCGTATAAGTGTAAGTACATACGCTTCAATTCCTAACAAGTTAACACAAGGTAGACCAATTCAAATTTATATAGAGAGGCTTCGTGATCGTCCTAAGTTTCATGTATGGCCTTTACCAGACAATAATGACTACAAACTATATTATTGGAGAATGAGGCGTATTGAAGATGCCGGTAGTGGTGTGCAAACCGCAGACATGAATTTTAGGTTTTTTCCTTGTTTAGTAGCAGGGTTAGCTTACTATATATCTCTTAAACTGCCTGAAGCTGTAGAGCGCGTACCTATGCTAAAAGCAATGTATGAAGAACAATTTGAATTAGCCGCAGCGGAAGACAGAGAAAAAACTTCTGCTAGGTTTGTACCTCGTATGAGTTATCAATAATGAGTAACAGATTTGCTTCTAATAAAATAGCCATAGCTGAATGTGATATTTGTGGATTTCAGTACAAATTACGAGAATTACGTAATTTAATTGTTAAAGATAGAGATACAAACTTAAAAGCGTGTATTGAATGTTGGGAGCCTGACCACCCCCAATTAAAGTTAGGAGAATTTCCAGTAGATGATCCGCAAGCAATACGTGATCCTAGACCAGACCGAAGTTTAGGAGCATCGGGAGATAATAGTAGTAGAGACATATATTGGGGTTGGAACCCTGTTGGTGGGGGCGCAAATCCTTATAATTTAACACCTAACCCTCTTCAAGCTGTTGGAGCTGTAGGGGACGTAACTGTAACAACTTCATAAGGAAGAACAATATGGCACTTAAAGGTAAACAATATAAGCTAGATAAAAATAAAGACGGTAAAATTTCTGGTGAGGATTTTAAAAAAATGTCTAAATACAAAAACGGTGGCCCAGTTAAAGCGGCTACTAACCGTAAAGTTAAAATGCGTGGCGTTGGAGCAGCAACTAAAGGTATTTTTTCTAGAGGGCCAATGGGCTAACGTATGAATTACACTGAGTTAAAAACTAACATTCAAGATATTTGTGAGACTAGTTTTACAAACGACCAGCTTGCTATGTTTACTCAACAGGCGGAACAAAAAATATATAGCGGTGTGCAACTACCCGCACTTCGTAAAGTAGATGAAGGGCCAGTGGTTCAAACAAATAAGTTATATACTTTACCTAGCGATTATTTGTATACATACAGCCTAGCTATTATAAGTAGTAGTACTTATACCTATTTACTAAACAAAGATGTTAATTTTTTACGCGAAGCATACCCAATCAATACCAATGCTCATTACGGAACACCCAAATTTTATGCTTATTATAGTGATACTAAATTAGAATTTGCTCCAACACCCGATGCTAATTATGAAATAGAACATGTTTACGGATATTATCCTACATCTATAGTTACAGCTAGCACTACTTGGTTAGGCACAAACTTTGACTCTGCGCTATTAAATGGGGCGTTAGTAGAAGCTATAAGATTTATGAAAGGTGAGCCAGATATAATAGCTAACTACGAAAAAATGTATGCTTTATCTATGGGACTACTTAAAAATATGGGTGATGGCAAACTACGAGAAGATGTGTATCGTTCTGGACAATACAGAGTTTCTCCAACATAAGGCAGTATAGATGGCATTAACGCAAACATTATGTACTTCGTTTAAAGTATCCCTTTTTGATGGGGAAATGGACTTTAGTGCTGATACAAATAATGTATTTAAAATAGCTTTGTTTACTTCTACCGCGTCTCTAGACGCTACCACCACTGCATATTCCAGTGCTAATGAGGTTTCGGGTACAGGGTATACAGCAGGTGGAAAAACACTTAGTATAGATACTAACCCTACATCTACAGACACAACAGCGTATATAGGGTTTTCAACAGTATCATGGCCTAGTTCAACTATAACTGCGCGAGGCGCGTTAATATATAGGTCATCAGGTACTGGTAATAATGCTGTGGCAGTATTAGATTTTGGGGTCGATAAACAAACTAATAATAGTACTTTTACAATAACTTTTCCTACGGCGGATAAAAATACCGCTATTATACGGATAGCTTGAGGTTAATTAAATGGCAACTGGATTCACTACAATATTAAAACTAGCCTTACCTGTACAGGGCGAACTTAGCGGAACATGGGGCACAGTAGTAAACGACAACATTACTCAGATGGTTGAAGAGTCTATCGCTGGCCTAGCTACTATTAATAGTTGGTCAACTAACGCTCACACATTAACTACCGCTAACGGCACTACTTCTGAATCGCGTTGCGCAATGCTGTCTTTAACTGACACAGGAAGCTCATTAAGCGGAGCAGCTTCTGTAGTATGCCCCGCAGCTACTAAAACTTACATTGTAAAAAATTCTTGTGGTCAAGCAGCAACGTTAAAAACAGCAAGTGGAACTGGTATCGCCGTACCTAACGGTAAAACTATGTTGTTATTTTGTGATGGAACTAACGTAGTTGAGGCTGTAGATCATGTAGTTACTATGTCTGCGGGTACTCTTACCATAACTGGACTTACTACATTTGCTTCTTTAAAAGGAGCCGATTCGACTACAGTAACAGGTATACTCGACGAAGATAATATGGCAAGCAACAGTAATGTTAAACTTGCTACTCAACAATCAATTAAGGCTTATGTAGACTCACAGGTTGCTACTTCAGATACTTTACCTGAAGTCCTTGCTAATGGTAATACTACTGGTGGGACAGATGTAGCGGTTTCTACAGATGACAAAGTACAGTTTCGTGACTCAGCTATCTATATAAACTCTAGCACTGATGGACAACTAGATATTGTTGCAGATACAGAAATTCAAATAGCCGCTACAACCATTGATATTAATGGCGCAATTAACGCTAGTGGTGAAATTATTGCAGCTAGTTTAGATATTAGTGGGGATATAGATGTTGATGGTACTACTAATCTTGATGTTGTAGACATTGATGGTGCTGTGGATATGGCTTCTACGCTAACTTTAGCGGGGAATGCAGACTTTAATGGTGATTTAGATGTTGACGGCACTACAAATCTTGATGTTGTAGATATAGATGGCGCTGTTGACATGGCTTCTACACTTACTGTTGCAAGTAATATTGTAGTAGGCGGCACAGTAGATGGTCGTGATGTAGCTACTGATGGTACTAAGCTTGATGGTATTGAAGCAAGTGCAGATGTAACGGACACAGCTAATGTCACCGCCGCAGGTGCACTAATGGATAGTGAGTTGACTTCTATCGGGTCTGTTAAGGCTTTAAACCAAGGTGTTGCTACAGGTGATAGTCCAACTTTCGTGGCTCTAACTTTATCAGGCAATGCAGACTTTAATGGTGATTTAGATGTTGACGGAACAATAGAGTTTGATGCTCTATCTGGTACAGGATCTGTTGCGGTTACAGATATTGCTGATGAAGATAACATGTCTTCTAACAGCGCAACTAAACTTGCTACTCAGCAGTCTATTAAAGCTTATGTAGACTCACAGGTTGGAACGGTTGATACCCTAGCTGAGGTTTTGGCTAATGGTAATACTACAGGTGGTTCAAACATAGTGTTTGGAGATAGTTCAGGTGCTACTGATGATAGATTACAGTTTGGTGATTCGCAAGATTTATCTATCTTTCATAATGGAAGTACTAGCTTTATTTCTGAGCAAGGCACTGGGGATTTATACATTGGTGCAAGTAACAACATAGCATTAATGAATGCCGCCTTTAGTGAAAATAAATTGTTAGCAACAACTGATGGCGCTTTAAAGCTTTATTTTAACGGGACAGAAAAACTCGCAACAACATCTAGCGGTATTTCGGTCACGGGCGAGGTAGCGGCAACATCCCTAGACATTTCAGGCGATATAGACGTAGACGGCACTACAAATCTTGATGTCGTGGACATTGATGGTGCTGTGGATATGGCAAGCACTCTAGCGGTTGGTGGCGTGGTAACAGTAAGTGACGGTTCAACCTCCGCACCTTCTATTACAAATGCAGGTGATACTAATACAGGTATGTATTTTGATGGAGCAGATAGCGTTGCATTTACTGCGGGTGGAACGACTAGAGGTGCTTTTAACAGTGGCGGCCTTCAGGTAGTGGGTGCTTTATCTGCCACTGGAGTCCTCACAGCCAACGCAGGTGTAGTGGTTGATAATATTACAATAGATGGCACTGAAATAGATTTAAGTTCTGGTGACTTAACACTAGACGTTGCAGGAGACATTATCCTCGATGCTGATGGCGCAGATATTAAATTATTAAATGGTGGGACACATTGGGGTTCTATATATACTAATGCAACACCTGCTAATTTATACATACAAAGTATGATATCTGATGGCGATATTTATTTATCAGGTAGTGATGGGGGTTCAAATATAAATGCCCTTGTTCTAGACATGAGTGCCGCAGGAGCCGCTACGTTTAATGATTTAGTTAATATTGGTGGTAGCAGTTTAAATTTTACTAAGACTGACGGGGTTGGAATTACTGCGAAAGAAAGTTTTTCTATTACGATTGATTCTGACAACAACGATTCATCAAGAGCTTTTTCTGTTTTAGATGGAGATGGCACAACACTAATGCAAGTTATTGATACAGGTGCGGCTACATTCGCAGGAGCAGTCACAGCCAACGCAGGTGTAGTAGTAGACAACATTACAATAGATGGCACTGAAATAGATTTATCTTCTGGT